TTCTTCTGGTTCTTCTGGATCTTCAGGTTCTTCTGGATCTTCTGGAACTTCAGGATCTTCAGGATCTAGCGGTTCATCAGGTTCTTCTGGATCTTCAGGATCTGCTGGAACCTCAGGTTCTTCTGGAACTTCAGGATCTTCAGGATCTAGCGGTTCATCAGGTTCTTCTGGATCTTCAGGTTCTTCTGGTTCTTCTGGATCTTCTGGATCTTCTGGAACCTCAGGTTCTTCTGGAACTTCAGGATCATCAGGATCTAGCGGTTCATCGGGATCATCAGGATCTAGCGGTTCTTCTGGATCATCAGGATCTAGCGGTTCTTCCGGATCTTCTGGAACCTCAGGTTCTTCTGGAACTTCAGGGTCATCAGGATCTAGCGGTTCATCAGGTTCTTCTGGATCTTCAGGTTCTTCTGGATCTTCTGGAACCTCAGGTTCTTCTGGAACTTCAGGATCTTCAGGATCTAGCGGTTCATCAGGTTCATCTGGATCTTCAGGTTCTTCTGGATCTTCTGGAACCTCAGGTTCTTCTGGAACTTCAGGATCATCAGGATCTAGCGGTTCGTCGGGATCATCAGGATCTAGCGGTTCATCAGGTTCATCTGGATCTAGCGGTTCATCAGGTTCTTCTGGATCTTCAGGATCTGCTGGAACCTCAGGTTCTTCTGGAACTTCAGGATCTTCAGGATCTAGCGGTTCATCAGGTTCTTCTGGATCTTCAGGTTCTTCTGGATCTTCAGGTTCTTCTGGTTCTTCTGGATCTTCTGGATCTTCTGGAACCTCAGGTTCTTCTGGAACTTCAGGATCTAGTGGTTCATCAGGTTCATCTGGATCTTCTGGATCTTCAGGATCTAGCGGTTCATCAGGTTCATCAGGTTCATCTGGATCTTCAGGTTCTTCTGGATCTTCTGGAACCTCAGGTTCTTCTGGAACTTCAGGATCTAGTGGTTCATCAGGTTCATCTGGATCTTCTGGATCTTCAGGATCTAGCGGTTCATCAGGTTCATCAGGTTCATCTGGATCTTCAGGTTCTTCTGGATCTTCTGGAACCTCTGGATCTGCTGGAACTTCGGGATCATCAGGATCTAGCGGTTCATCAGGTTCTTCTGGAACTTCAGGATCATCAGGATCTAGCGGTTCATCAGGTTCATCAGGATCTAGCGGTTCTTCTGGATCTTCTGGAACCTCAGGCTCTTCTGGATCTTCAGGATCTAGCGGTTCATCAGGTTCTTCCGGAACTTCGGGATCATCGGGATCTAGCGGTTCATCAGGTTCATCAGGATCTGCTGGAACTTCAGGATCATCAGGTTCATCAGGATCTTCAGGTTCATCAGGATCTAGCGGTTCATCAGGTTCTTCTGGATCTTCAGGATCTTCCGGAACCTCAGGTTCTTCCGGAACTTCAGGATCATCGGGATCTAGCGGTTCATCAGGTTCTTCTGGATCTTCAGGTTCTTCTGGATCTTCTGGAACCTCTGGATCTGCTGGAACTTCAGGATCATCGGGATCTAGCGGTTCATCTGGCTCTTCAGGTTCATCAGGATCTGCTGGAACTTCAGGATCATCAGGTTCATCAGGTTCATCAGGATCTTCTGGATCTAGCGGTTCGTCTGGCTCTTCAGGTTCATCAGGATCTTCTGGAACCTCTGGATCTGCTGGAACTTCAGGATCATCGGGATCTAGCGGTTCGTCTGGCTCTTCAGGTTCATCAGGATCTGCTGGAACTTCAGGATCATCAGGTTCATCAGGATCTTCAGGTTCATCAGGATCTAGCGGTTCATCAGGTTCTTCTGGATCTTCAGGATCTTCCGGAACTTCAGGATCATCGGGATCTAGCGGTTCATCAGGTTCATCAGGATCTGCTGGAACTTCAGGATCATCAGGTTCATCAGGATCTTCTGGATCTAGCGGTTCATCTGGCTCTTCAGGTTCATCAGGATCTTCTGGAACCTCTGGATCTGCTGGAACTTCAGGATCTTCTGGATCTAGCGGTTCGTCTGGCTCTTCAGGTTCATCAGGATCTGCTGGAACTTCGGGATCATCAGGATCTAGCGGTTCATCTGGATCATCAGGATCTAGCGGATCTTCTGGAACCTCAGGTTCTTCTGGAACTTCAGGATCTTCAGGATCTAGTGGTTCATCGGGATCTAGCGGTTCTTCTGGATCATCAGGATCTAGCGGTTCTTCTGGATCTTCTGGAACCTCAGGTTCTTCTGGAACTTCAGGATCTAGTGGTTCATCAGGTTCTTCTGGATCTAGCGGTTCATCAGGTTCATCTGGATCTTCAGGTTCTTCTGGATCTTCTGGAACCTCAGGTTCTTCTGGAACTTCAGGATCATCGGGATCTAGCGGTTCATCTGGATCATCAGGATCTAGCGGTTCATCGGGATCATCAGGATCTTCTGGATCTTCAGGATCTAGCGGTTCATCTGGCTCTTCAGGTTCTTCTGGAACCTCAGGTTCTTCTGGAACTTCAGGATCATCAGGATCATCAGGATCATCAGGATCTTCTGGATCTTCTGGATCTAGCGGTTCCTCAGGTTCTTCTGGAACTTCAGGTTCATCAGGATCTAGCGGTTCATCGGGATCATCAGGATCTTCTGGATCTAGTGGTTCATCTGGCTCTTCAGGTTCATCAGGAACTGCTGGAACTTCAGGCTCTAGCGGCTCTTCTGGATCATCGGGATCTTCTGGATCTAGCGGTTCTTCTGGAACTTCAGGATCTTCGGGTTCATCAGGAACTGCTGGAACTTCAGGATCTAGCGGCTCTTCTGGATCTTCGGGATCTTCGGGATCTAGTGGTTCTTCTGGAACTTCAGGATCTTCAGGTTCATCAGGAACTGCTGGAACTTCAGGTTCTAGCGGCTCTTCTGGATCATCGGGATCTTCTGGATCTTCTGGATCTAGCGGTTCTTCTGGAACTTCAGGATCTTCAGGTTCATCAGGAACTGCTGGAACTTCAGGATCTAGCGGCTCTTCTGGATCTTCGGGATCTTCGGGATCTAGCGGTTCTTCTGGCTCTTCAGGATCTTCAGGTTCATCAGGAACTGCTGGAACTTCAGGCTCTAGCGGCTCTTCTGGATCATCGGGATCTTCTGGATCTTCTGGATCTAGCGGTTCTTCTGGAACTTCAGGATCTTCAGGTTCATCAGGAACTGCTGGAACTTCAGGATCTAGCGGCTCTTCTGGATCTTCGGGATCTTCGGGATCTTCTGGATCTAGCGGTTCTTCTGGCTCTTCGGGTTCATCAGGTTCTTCTGGAACCTCTGGATCTTCTGGAACTTCTGGAACCTCTGGAGTTTCTGGAGCTTCTGGTTCATCGGGTTCATCAGGAACTGCTGGAACTTCAGGCTCTAGCGGCTCTTCTGGATCCTCTGGGTCTTCTGGATCGTCTGGGTCTTCAGGTTCATCAGGAACTGCTGGAACTTCAGGATCTTCTGGATCTTCTGGATCTTCTGGATCATCAGGGTCTTCTGGAACATCAGGTTCTTCAGGTTCTTCAGGTTCTTCAGGTTCATCAGGAACTGCTGGAACTTCAGGCTCTAGCGGCTCTTCTGGATCATCGGGATCTTCTGGATCATCAGGATCTAGCGGTTCTTCTGGAACTTCAGGATCCTCAGGTTCATCAGGAACTGCTGGAACTTCAGGCTCTAGCGGCTCTTCTGGATCATCGGGATCTTCTGGATCATCAGGATCTAGCGGTTCTTCTGGAACTTCAGGATCCTCAGGTTCATCAGGAACTGCTGGAACTTCAGGCTCTTCTGGATCTTCTGGATCTTCTGGATCATCAGGGTCTTCTGGAACATCAGGTTCTTCAGGTTCATCAGGAACTGCTGGAACTTCAGGATCTAGTGGTTCATCAGGTTCATCGGGATCTTCTGGATCTTCTGGATCATCAGGGTCTTCTGGAACATCAGGTTCTAGTGGTTCATCTGGATCTTCAGGTTCATCGGGTTCTTCTGGAACTTCAGGATCATCAGGATCTAGCGGTTCATCGGGATCATCAGGATCTAGTGGTTCATCTGGATCATCGGGTTCATCTGGATCATCGGGTTCTTCAGGTTCTTCTGGAACTTCAGGTTCATCAGGATCTAGCGGTTCATCGGGTTCTTCTGGAACCTCAGGATCCTCAGGATCTAGCGGTTCTTCGGGATCTTCAGGATCTAGCGGTTCATCAGGCTCATCTGGATCATCAGGATCTAGTGGTTCCTCCGGTTCTTCGGGTTCTTCTGGTTCATCGGGAACCTCGGGTGTATCTGGGGCTTCTGGAACCTCAGGTTCTTCTGGATCTTCTGGAACTTCCGGCTCATCAGGTTCTTCCGGTTCTTCCGGATCATCAGGTTCTTCCGGATCATCAGGTTCTTCTGGTTCTTCCGGTAACTCAGGCTCTTCTGGTTCTTCTGGAACCTCAGGTTCGTCGGGTTCATCAGGTTCTTCCGGATCATCAGGTTCTTCTGGTAACTCAGGTTCTTCTGGATCTTCTGGAACCTCAGGTTCTTCGGGTTCATCAGGATCTTCGGGATCATCAGGTTCATCAGGATCTTCAGGTAACTCAGGTTCTTCTGGATCTTCTGGAACCTCAGGATCCTCAGGATCTAGCGGTTCTTCGGGATCATCAGGTTCCTCTGGATCTTCAGGTAACTCAGGTTCTTCTGGATCTTCTGGAACCTCAGGTTCTTCGGGTTCATCAGGATCTTCGGGATCATCAGGCTCATCAGGATCTTCAGGTAACTCAGGTTCTTCGGGATCCTCAGGTAACTCAGGTTCTTCAGGATCTTCTGGAACCTCAGGTTCTTCAGGTTCTTCAGGTTCTTCTGGATCTTCTGGAACCTCAGGCTCGTCGGGTTCATCAGGATCTTCGGGATCATCAGGTTCCTCTGGATCTTCAGGTAACTCAGGTTCTTCTGGATCTTCTGGAACCTCAGGTTCTTCGGGTTCATCAGGATCTTCGGGATCATCAGGCTCATCAGGATCTTCAGGTAACTCAGGTTCTTCGGGATCCTCAGGTAACTCGGGATCATCAGGATCTTCTGGAACTTCCGGTTCCTCAGGTTCTTCTGGATCTTCTGGATCTTCTGGAACCTCAGGTTCTTCGGGTTCGTCAGGATCTTCGGGATCATCAGGTTCATCAGGATCTTCAGGTAACTCAGGTTCTTCAGGATCTTCAGGTAACTCGGGTAACTCAGGATCTTCTGGATCTTCTGGAACCTCAGGTTCTTCAGGATCATCAGGATCTTCAGGTAACTCAGGATCTTCTGGATCTTCAGGTAACTCAGGTTCTTCAGGATCTTCTGGAACCTCAGGTTCTTCAGGATCATCTGGTAACTCAGGTTCTTCAGGATCTTCAGGTAACTCGGGTAACTCAGGATCTTCTGGATCTTCTGGAACCTCAGGTTCTTCAGGATCATCAGGATCTTCAGGTAACTCAGGATCTTCTGGATCTTCAGGTAACTCAGGTTCTTCAGGATCTTCTGGATCCTCTGGGTCTTCGGGTTCATCTGGAACAGCTACTATTAACAACAACTCTAACAACAGAGTAATCACGGGTAGCAATACTACGGGTGAATTAAACGGAGAGACAAATCTCCTATTTACTGGCTCGCTACTACAGGTTACTGGAGCTTTGGATGTCTCACAGAATGCCACTATTGATTCGCTCTTAAGTGTCGCGAAGAATACACAGACAGGAATAGTACAAACAAAACCTACCGTAACTACAGCGGGATATGTTGGATCCGGATCGATAATTGCGGATCAATGGGGATTACAGAATTCAACAACTGCTGGATTTATCTATGCATGGCAGGGTAACTGGAACGCCGCTGCTCAGGCTAATAACGGAAGTACTACCGCGTCGGATTTGCTAGGTGTTTCACTTGATGGTGCTGCCGGTAAAGCTATCCTTCTTAGAGGGTTGGTTAATCTAGGATTTAATATATCAGGTAACGCGGGTGATATTCTATACCTAAACGATTCATTTGCTGGACGTTGTAGTACCACAATCCCATCAGGAACTGGCGAAATTGTGAGGATAGTTGGGTATATCGTGGACGCAAGCACGGAGCTCATTTACTTCTGTCCCGATAACACCTTTGTTAAGCTATAAGATTATGAGGTATATTGAGAGAAACCTTAGTTTTTATGACGATAGAATAGTTTATTACTCAGACCTGGACGGGGAAATGGAAGTAATGATGGACTGGGAGGATGAGCTAATGAAGGCTTCTGCTGATTACATTTGTCAGAGAGGTGGTGATATATTGGAGATTGGATTCGGTATGGGCATATCTGCTAATTACATACAATCACATCCAATAAGATCTCATACCATCGTGGAGAATCATCCCGAGGTTATCCCAAGGTTGAATGAATGGGCTTTGGATAAACCTAATGTGATTGTGGTAAGCGATGGGTGGTATCAGAGTCTTCAAAGTTTATCCACTTATGATGGTGTTCTTTATGATACCTTCGGGGATGAGGATAATCAGTTTTTTGGGGAGGTTCTCCCGAGTCTTGTGAAGCCCTCTGGCCTTGCTACTTGGTGGAACGCAATTAACGGACGGGATAATGTGTGGAAATTATCGGGTGTTACCTACGATAAATATGAGATCAATCCCCCACCAAATAAATACTTTAATCACACAACATATTATTTACCTAAATGGCAACAGCAACAGTAAATTCGAGCGGAAGGGGAAGTATACGCACAGGAGCACATGCAGCATGGTACGATACACGCTGGGCGACATCGGGTTTGGTGCAAACTACTACTGTGTCGAGCCAGATTGATGTAGGTAATAGGGTGATCATAGCTAGAGCAGGAAACCAGTATTACTTGGGTAGAACTTATTATTGGTATGATACCTCGGCTTACGCTGGAAGTATTACAGGCATAACTCTTAACTTTTTTACCGGCAACAATAATGGTATAGGAGACATTGTTGTGTGCGAGAGTTTCGCTTTTGCCAACGCTACAACTACCGTTCTCGCCTCTACTGACTTTGAAATAGAAGCGAAGTGGGATCCAGCTAACACCTTATGTAGCCCCGTGCCGTTTAGTGCCAATACTGGTATGAGTTTCGCTCTAAATGCTAATGCGGTTACTCTGGCTAATACGGGGGCATTAAATTTGGTAATAGTAGAAAAAGACCATGACTTGGACGATGTTAGTCCTGGTACATCAAGCTATTGGGGATCTATCACTGTGGGGTCTGCTTCCTCCATAACTGTAACCTATAATGCTTGGGGTCATGACATTAACTGGGTTGCGAACAGCGATATTGCTCAGGTAAACAATGTTAATCTGGCTAATATAACTACCGTGAATAATTCTTAATAGCGATTTATAATTGGATTCGGTGTGAAATATTTAACCCTTATTACAGTATAACATCTGAATTTTTTTACTATGAGAGTTAAATCCATTATTGTAGAGGATTTTTATAAGAACCCCGGAGATGTAAGAAATTTTGCTCTATCCCAGGAGTATTCCAAAAATCTGGATTTAGGTAGGGCTGAATCCTCCCCGTTTCTTGCTAATTCCATCAAGGAATCTATTGCTGGAATTATGATGTCCACTGCGGGTGAGATAACTGGGTGGGAACCAGGGAGTGGAAGATTTACCCTTTCTGTATCTGCAGATCCGGTAGTGGTATCCAATACGGAATATCCTGACTGGACCGCAATTATATTCCTTACCCCAAATGCACCCCTCGAGGGTGGAATTTCCATCCTGAGACACAAAGAGACCGGACTTAATAAATGGGAAGATTCACAATTCCCTCCTGATATCTCCGAGACCTCTCCGGTTAATCTGGATAAATCCGATCTAACTAAATGGCATACTGTGGATAGCTTTTCTAATCTGTATAATAGGATGGTTATTTATCAGAGTGACACATTTAATAGAATAACAAATAATTTCGGACAGTCCATGGAGGATGGTAGGTTGTGTCAGGTTTTTGGTTTCAATACGGAAAAATAGGGAATAAAAGGAAAAACGATTCTATAAAATAGAAAAAGTATATGAGCACTGAAGAAATAAAACTGCAGGATGATGAGTTTAACGAAATAGTTGACCTCAGAAATAAAATAAGAGAGAATGTGGAATTGCTTGGGCGTATCTCCATCAAAAAACATTTTCTGGAGGTCGATTTATCAGATCTGAATACTGAGATGTCTCTGGGACTAAAGGAATCCGAAGATCTTAATGTCAAAGAGAGGGAGCTAACGGAGAAGATCGTTCAGAAATATGGTGAGGGTAAATTAGATTTTTCCACTGGGGTTTATACGAAATCTTAATTGGATCTTATGCTTGCCTCGACTGAACTAAGAAAGGTTAAATATGAGTTAATCCGCACTGTAAATGGACTGGATAGCAGGATACGTGAGATAACTGGGGGTAAACCAAGGATATTATTTGTTGCTCCCCATTTGTCCACTGGAGGTATGCCCCAGTACCTTTATAAGAAGATAGAATGCTTATATGAGGATGCTGAGATATACTGTATACAATATAGCAATACATCGGAGGCTTATGTGGTTCAGAGGGATAGGATTTCTGAAAAATTGGGTGATAGATTTTATTGCTTGGGCGAGGATAAGAGTGAGATACTAGGACTCATTGACGATATCTGTCCCGATGTTATACACTTTGATGATTTCGTGGAGTTCTTTGTTGATGAGGATATCTGTGAGAAGATTTTTTCCTTAGATAGACCTTATTTTATATACGAAACCTGCCACAGCTCTAATATTTCCCCCGATGATAAATTATGGGTTCCTGATAAGCTTGTCATGGTTAACCAGTGGATGGTTGAAAGGTTCTCCCCCCTCGGTACTCCAATTGATATACTGGAATATCCGATCGAAAAAAAAGAAAGACCTCCAAGGAAAGGAGCTCTTGAAAAATTGGGGTTAAATCCAGATCTGAAACACGTGATAAACGTGGGTCTGTTTACACCTGGTAAAAATCAGGGACTCCTTATAGAATTTGCAAGGATGATGGTTGATTATCCGGTGCAGTTCCATTTTATAGGAAATCAAGCTCCTAACTTCCAATCTTATTGGGAACCCCTAATGGAGGATCTACCGGTCAACTGTAAAATATGGGGTGAAAGGAATGATACTGATGATTTTTATGCAGCTGCGGATCTATTTGTTTTCACATCTAACTGGGAATTAAACCCCATAGTTATCAAGGAAACCCTATCGTGGCAGCTCCCTATCTTGATGAAAAGACTGGATCCTTATATGGATTCATACGACGAGGACCCGCTAGTTTCCTATTTGAGTCCTGACTCTGTAAGTGCAGATATAGATAAGATAAAGGAAATACTTGAACTTTCATGAAAGACAGAGGAATAGAAGTATATCTGAACAATACTAAAGCTTCCAAAAAGCAGTATGATAGGCCCTTTAAATTTAGATTTAATTTCGATCGTGGACCTAAGATAGACACGCTGAGCGGAACTGGTACCGCGATTGTTAAATTCAAGGAGGGGGATAATTCTCCTTATATTTATACGGGAGAGACTAAGAAAGGTCTTTATACTAAACTTTTTAGGAAATGGCTTTCCCCGTGGATGGTCGAGGTTTACCAGGAGGACGAATTAATTTACTCTGCTGACTTGGATCGTGATGTTTTAATGGGATCTAAAATTAACGTCCATCTAGATAGCTCTTCTTTGGGTGATACAATAGCTTGGATCCCTGTAATCCACATGTTGATAGAGAAGTATGATTGTGATCTATATGTAAATTCATGGTGGAACGAGCTTTTATCTATTTTTTATCCCGACATCAGATTCCATCCTCCTGTCTACAGAGAAAAAAATACAAGTGCTTATATCGGAGTAGGGTGGTATGAGGAGGATAATGTGGACTATCACAAAAGGGATCCAAGGACTATCTCTTTACAGCAAGTTGCTGGAGATCAACTGGGTATTAATGTTGATGGTGATGTATTATTCCCAGATACACCTGGAATAATTTCTAATTCTTCCCCTTCAATAGATGGAAAGTATGTTTGTATTGCTTTAGATTCCACAGCAAATGCTAAGCATTGGCACTATCCGGGAGGATGGCAATCTATCATTGATTATCTTAATAGTATTGGATATAAAGTAGTAGTCGTGCAGAAGCAGGAGGTTCAGCTGGAAGGTATTGTGGATAAAACCGGTGATGTTAGTATATTGGATAGGGCAGTCGATATCTACCACTCCGATTTTTTTATTGGTATAGGGTCAGGTCTTAGTTGGTTGGCCTGGGCTTTAAAAAAACCGGTTGTAATGATATCTGGTTTCTCCCTTCCGTCTTGTGAATTTGAGCACTTAAATTATAGGGTTATAAACAGGGGTGTTTGTCACGGATGCTTCAATGACCCTGGACATAAATTCGATAAGGGTGACTGGAACTGGTGCCCTAGATTGAAGGAAACCCCGGATAGGTTCATTTGCACTACTTCCATAACTCCTGAGATGGTTATCGATAAGATCGATCTTCTTATGCAGGAAAATAATATAACTCCAAATCTGGAGTAAGAGCTTTTAAAAATCGGATATATAAACAGGGAAGATAGCTTTCCCTAAATAATTAGATCCGATTGAATGAGTTTTACACCAGAAAATAGACCTCCGAAGAAGGGATTACCAGTTTATGATGGTAACGGAGATCAGAGGAATCTTTCAGACCCTAGATATAGGTACCAGGATGACCTTGCAAATACGACGAAAATTCCGGAATCTTCAACTGGTAATTACTATGGGACTACTGGGGCTGCTTTGGCAAGAGCAGAGCAGATAGGATGTAACGGATATCATACTGCTTTAGCCTCCGATGGTGATTATTATTATGTCCCTTGTGAAACTCCCGAATGGTATGCACAAAGGATAGAGCAACTGGAGAGTGCACTTAATTTTACCTATATAGGGAATTACAGGGTACTTTCTTGGGACACACCCTTTCAATATGTAAAAGAGCTGAAGGGTTGGATAATAGATACTGCGGGAGCTGTAGTTTCTAATTCTATTATACTCGACGGTCAGGCGGATTCTGTGATACCCAACGACATAGCCATAGACTTCAGATATTCCGTCGACGGTAAAAGTTGGTCTTTGTGGTCTAATGTAGGAACTGCTCTAACCGGACTTTCTCAAAACTATACATCGAACCTAGATTCGGATATTTTTATTGTGAATCTTGATCCGGAAAAACCATTTTATCCTGAATTCCGGTTTACCTCTGTAATGGTCAATCCTGATGGATCTATCGCGTATGAATCCAGGGAGCCGATTGATCCCTCGGTAGTAATCGTAGATTTTGATCTTGACCTGGTTTATGCTACTGGTCCAAGCGGTCCTTCCGATGTTATTATAAGAAAACCCGTTCCTAGCTGCTCTGACGAGAAGTCAAACAGACCTGTGGTTTTCGATGATTGCAATTATACCTTTGATCCTTATGCAATCAACAAGGCGGTTAATCTATATCAGGATTTAAGTCTCGTCGTTAATAAGATTTTTGGGTTTGAAACTAATTACTATTCGGTTCAACCACAAGCCAGAGGAAAGGATGTAGTCTTGAAGGAATATACACTATTTGACGTTGTTGATGAGAAATGTGTAAAAGTTGTGGTTCCATCAAACCAATTTCCTGATAACAAGGTTAATTACGACCCTTTTGGAATACAGTTTGAAGAACCTTTTGAAATTCACATAGATAAGGCATATTTTGAGAGCATATTCGGGAGAGGATCCCAACCCAGAAAGAGAGACATCATATACTTTCCTCTGACTAATAGGATCTATGAAATTAATTCAACATATCTTTTTAGGGATTTCATGTACTCACCCGTTTATTTTAAGATAGAACTTAAGAAGTACAGCCAGAAATCAAATACCTATTTTAGAGATCCTGCTTATAAAGAGGAGCTAGATGGAATTGTAGTTAATACTGAGAAGCTCTTCGGTGCTGAGGTTACTGACGAGGAGGAAAAGATCACAAAACCCCAGCAGTATGTAACCTCCAGCCAGAGGAGGGAAGAAGACCCAACAAGATCTTACATATATGAGAAGTTACCCATAGTTGGATATGATTTGAATAACAACTGGACCATAGTGTTTAATAACTACTATGATATGGCAGACGCTTTTGTTACTGACAGTGAGTTTGTGTTTGAACCTAATAAATACAGAAATGCTGTAAGGTACAAGAATAGACCTTATTTGGGCGAGGACGGGGAGATATCTTACACTTGCTGGTTTAGTCTCAAGAATTATGTAAACGAAAACAGTCTTGCTAAAAAACCATTCTCCCCTGCTCCGATAACAAAGGTTTCTGAAAATTCTTCTCAGATAACTTTCTCAACGTACCCCTATAAGCATGGTCTTTCTCCGTTCTATAATTTTGCGGGTAATCCGGAGGGATATGTTTCCGTTAGAATTGATGACAACCATTCGGGAGGATATAAGGTTCTTTCTACCCCCGACGATTACAAATTTAGCATTTCTAATACCAACTTACCATATAGGGATAACACTCCAGCATGGAAAATGCAAAAAGCTCAGGCTAGAAACCTAATAGATGGAACATATCTCGACTTAAATTCGGAATTGAAAGGTTTGAGAATTGACCTGGTCCACTCCGGAACTAATGAACCCGCGAATAGCAATTACATAGAGCAGGGTAGTATAGAAATAATACTGAACGATCTGACCTACGACTCGAGATTACAATTTGTGCCGGAGCAGGGTGAGTGGTATGGCCTTGTTGTTAATGTATCTAATCGATACAAGCAAATGGGAATAAACATTTGGAAAATGTCTTACGACCCAACGAATCCATCACAGCAATCAAGCGATCTAGTTAAGGTTCACGAGGATTATAGGGCTTTAACCAAATCCTATACCTTTAACGCTCCTCGTGACGAGGAAACTAATTATGATAATCCCTTATACGGAACTGATAACAATTCATACAAGATATGGACTTCTCCGATACTATTGAGCAACGTTAGACTGTTTAAAAACATGATAGATATAGATAAGCAATCCATAGTCCTTAACCAGAATGTGGTTAGAGACGAGCAACTTGCTTATATAATAGACAATGCAAAACCTAAGCTGATATTACCAAAATTTGCTAGAAATCGGTAAGTCAGATATTAGAAACTTATAAGGATGCCTAGAAGAAAACCGAAACCAGAAAGGGTTGTACAGGAGCAGATAAAAGCTTCTCTAGATTCTATATTGAATGACGAGAACTTGGGGATAGAATCGGTTAAACCCGACGAGCTACCAAGGTTGAAGTCCACCGAAATGATGGATTTTAAGGAAGCATCGTTAACTACAGGAAGCGATGCTAAAGCATTGATGGATTCGGTTGTTAAGTTCTATTTGGATGAGAATTACATAGAGCAAACTGAATATGTCGAGTATAAGAAGAAGATAGATTCCATGAACTTGGCATCTATGATGCTTCAAACAAAAACCGCCCAACACGCTATAACGAAGCTGCTGGAAGAGATCGATCTCGGTAATGCTAACCCTCGGATGTTTGAGGTTCTAGCTCAGCTGCAATCCCAAATCATGCAAATGCCAAAGGATTACCAGACATATCTTAATAAGATGGAGGAGGGATATAAGAGAATTCAAGATCAAATGGAGCAGGATGCAGACAAGGGATCTTTGGAGATAGAGGTCGGGCAGTCCGGCGATAATATTTACAATCCAAAAAGGGTAGAAACTGGTGGAATAAAAGTCAGAGGAACTAAGGGATTGATGGAGGGACTCCGGGATATAATTGGTGCCGAGATAGAGGACGTAACTATTGATGACGAGATAGAGGATAATGCTATAGTCAATGCTAAGAAGAAAGCTGAAATCGACTCCGGCAGACATATTGAATTGGATGGTAATGACGACTCCAATTTGGAGGTTGATGACGACCTGTTTAATTAATCCCGCTTTTTATGGAGGATAATAAAGAGAAAGATTCTAACTATTGGACTACTAAAAGGGTAGAGGATCTACTGTTTAAGGTAGAGGAGGAAGGACTAGATTATAAATCGGTTGATAACCCATTTCATGATGGAGACCCAGAGCTTAAGAGATCCAATTTACTCTGGGAATATACGGAGGACGAAATATTAGAAATGCAGAAATGCGCTAAGGATGTCGTTTATTTTTCCAAGTATTGTAGGGTTATGACGGACAATGGGCTTTTTTACGTGAAGCTTAGAGATTACCAGGAGTCTGTTCTCCGCGAATACCAGTCCAATCGATTTAATATCTTCCTAGCCCCTAGACAGGTAGGTAAATCAATAACCTCCGCTATTGTGCTGGTTTGGTACCTACTCTTCAATCACGATAAAAATGCCATGATATTGGCCAACGTAGGTTCTACTGCGGAGGAGCTGATGGATAAAATAAAGGCAATAGTTAAAGGGCTTCCCTGGTTTTTAAAACCTGGTATGGTTGTGAATAACGTGATGTCTATGAAATTTGACAATGGATGTAGAGCTATTGCTAAGACAACAACCAAAACATCTGCGATCGGTTTTACCATACACTTTCTGTATATGGATGAATTTGCACATATTCACCCAAATTTTATAGAATCCTTCTTTAGGTCCACATATCCAACTGTCTCGTCCTCCCAGGTATCGAGGATAATAATTACCTCCACCCCTAATGGGATGAATAAATTTTATGATCTCTACCAGGGTGCTGTATCCGGAGAAAATAGCTTTAACCCAATCCGTGTAGATTGGTGGCAAGTTCCAGGGAGGGACGAAAATTGGAAGGAGCAGGAAATAGCTAATCTTGGCTCTATAGAGCTTTTTAATCAAGAGTATGGTAATCAATTTCTAAGCTCGTCTACTCTTCTTTTAGGATCCAACGAGCTAAAGAAAATAAAGGGGAACCAGGTGGAGTATGAGTGGAGAGAACTTGATTTTTTAGATGACCTAGGGATTAGCTATGATAAGTTTAGATGGCATCCCAAATTCAATTTGGATGACGAGGTCTTGAAGAGTAATAGATTCGTTTTATCCGTGGACCTGGCCGGCGGTGGCAAGGGGGATTTTACTGTACTAAATATATTTAAAGTAATTCCACTACCTAAGAAGGTCATAGAATCTATGGATGACTATATGGACGAATCTGATTTTTTTGGTCTTCTGCAGGTCGGGGTTTATCGGGATAATGAGATAGAGGTTGAAGATTTTAAAAAAATACTGGAAGCTTTAATAGTAAGTGCATTCGATCCGGAGAAAATAAGGGTTCTTCTAGAGATTAACTTTAAGGGTGAACTTCTGATAGACAAGCTTTTTAACAACGAAGAGATCTCACCAGAAGTCATATTACACACTAAACACACTGAATCTGCTAGAACTCTGAAACCTGGTATAAAATATAACGAGAAAAACAAACTTAAGTATTGTGAATTGCTCAGATCTCTCGTCAGACAGAATCGAATTATACTTAATGAGCAAGATTGGACCGTGCCTGAACTTTTCTCTTTTGGACTTAACACAAGAGGTACTTATTCTAGCCAATCGGGCCATGACGACGTTGCTATGACAGTCGTCAATCTCAGTGGTATATTTAATTCGAGCTCTTTTTATGATCTGGTTGGTGAGATGTATGACGATCTGGACGATGTTTATCGGGATCTAATAGATCTGAAGATGGATGAAGCGAGTAATGGCGATTCAGGTACAAAGGAAGGTGGATTTTACTCCTCGTTTAGCCAGCTCCTCTAAAAGCTCCTTTTAGTCAGATATATAAAAGTAGAAATCGGGTAGCAACTGCTTTTTAGTGAAGCCCGGTTAGATATATACTAAGCAAAAATATCTCTTGAATAATAATGGCAAAGAAAATCAAACTTGATTTATCACAATTCAAAGCCTCGGGTGTTTATACACTGGAGTTTGATGCATCGGAGAATATTATTCTAACCTCACAGACGATCAGATTGGTTGTTGGGTTTTCGAATAAAGGACCTTTTAACGCTCCCGTATATTTACCAGATGTCACTACTGCAGTAGCAATCTTTGGAGATATAGACAAGACTTTAGAAGCAAAGGGCTCTTATTTCCATAGATCTATATTCTCTTGTTTATCTACTGGACCCGTATTTGCTCTGAATTTGTTAAGTCTAAATAACGACGAAAGCAGCTCTAACGCTGATAAGGTTAACTACTTCGGATATTCTATTGATACTGAACAACCTAACGGGGTATTAACTTCCAGGCTTTACTCATCATTCTATAATAAGGAGAGATTCTGGTTTGCTGATACTAACTACTTCTTAGCTACTCTTTCTACTGTTGATACTGGTAGACTCTTTAACCTGGTTAACTTAGGTAAGGAGCCAATGAGTGTGATTGTTAGAAAATCAACCGATGCCAATCCACCCCTACAAGGATTTGATGTTTTTGCAATTGACTGGTATGGTGCAGATAACGTTCCTAGTTTCATGCACCCGTATGACTATATTTCGGACTATTTTGTGGATGTTATATCGGTCTCCGGAGATTGGACTGACTATGAAACTCTTGCTCTTGACCCCAAATGGAGTTCTTACTTTACCAACAACGGATTTGTTAAGAGCCAGATAAATAGCTTCTTATCTCAGCCGGATGTGAATATAGTAACTCAGCAAACTGGATGTTTGATTCCCGATTTTGTTGATCTGAACGGTAATAATCAGTATATCCAAACCCTGATTAATAACAACACCCCTTCTACTGGACTTTTCTGTGCAGTCGACGAAGATGCGATGGAGTCATTATGTACAAATCCATACAAGATAGATTTGGTTGGACATCACCTTATTGATGAACTGACCGCTGATAGAGATATAGTTGATGCTAGATTGGACTTCCTTAGCTATGATCAGAATCTGACCGCTGATTACCTATATGCAAAGAATTCCAATTCACTAGCTGACGGTGCAACGGGTGCAACCGGTACTATAAAAACAGGTACTCTATTCTCGCTTTACGATACAGCAGGAGCAACTGCGGGTATTACAAAGGACGGTTTTGATGCTTATGACTCATCACTAACCTACGGGGGATTACACTATCTAAAGACAAACAGCGGTGTCACTGGAGCTTCTCTAACATCTGCTCAGAAAACAACACTTGTTGATTTCGCACAACCTTCGGCTACAAGCTCTCCCTATATTATAGGTAAGGTTACCGGGGTTAGTGGCTTAACCGGCTCTGTTATAAACCAATTCTCTGAAAACGACCTAGTTAAACTTAAGATATCTGGAGCTATACAGAGTGGAGGAGAGGTATTGTTGACGTGGACACACCCGTTAGATACTGCTTCATATGCTGCTCAGGGTATTTCAGTAAGTCCATATAGCGATATAGAAGGAGCTACGGGAGCGGTTGTTGCTGATTACTACCAGGTAGTAGCATCTGACTATCTTGATATAGATAGCGTAAACTCTGTTACTGGTGGTACTGCATCTAATGCTCTTAACGGGCAACTCTCTACCCAATTCTACCAGGATTTATTTTACGATGAATTAGCAGACGGGGATCAACTTTGGTTGAACTCTGCTGGTACTAGCCTGAACTACATAACTTACGAAAACACGATAGACAGAGATCAGTACAAGGTATCTTACGCTAGGGCTTTCAATAACACGGCGAGACAGAATCCTTCCCAACTGGAAGACTATCCTGCTTTTGGTACAGTGTATGCTTCGGATAATATAGGATCCAGTGTTTCTTCAAATAGAACTGATATAGTTTCCTCTGTTGGTTCAATCAATGAGTTCGTAAATGTTATTACCAATATAGATCCAACGAACTTCACTATATCTTCTTCACCGTCATCTCCTATCTCGGTTGGTGACTTGCTAGTATCAACGGATTTGGATATTTGTGAAACTGTAGGACAGAATAGACAAAACAGATTAACTAGAGTAACAGCAGTTGCACAAACTGCTACTGCAGGGGTTGTTAAAGTGACGACTGCTAGACCAGTTTACTACTATGCTGGCTCACCTATCCAAGTACAGAAGTTTAAATCGATCCCTCAGTTTACTAGGTCTTTCGATTTCACTTACTTGAATGGATTCACGATGAATAACAGCCATAGACCCAATGGGACAGACGCTCGAGTTTCTGAACTGTTGGATGTTATGTATGATACAAATATCGCTGCTACCCTTGCTACTAAGGATGTGATATCATTCAGATATATTGTTGATACGTTCAGTGGTCAAATTTTGCCTAACTCTAAGTATCAGCTTAGCAAACTTGCAATGATGAGGCAGAAGGCTCTTGCTTTGATTAATGCACCTTCAATGGAGCAATTCAGGAACTCTACAGATCCTAGATTTACTGATGCACCAACAGCAACTAATCCTTATCCTCCTCTAAAGTCTCAGTATATTGCTGAAGGTGGTAATTTATCTCTTAACCCATCATATACTTTCAGCTTACCTACTGAGGATCAGGGAGCTAAGTTCGCGGCTTATTACACCCCATATTTGACTGTTAGGGAGAACAATAAGAATATAAACGTTCCCCCTGCGGCATACATCTCCAACAACTTTGTGAGGAAATTTGCTAACGGCGAGCCTTATAATATCATAGCTGGACAGAAAAGAGGGGTTATTTCAGGTAATAACCTAGTAGGTGTTGAATATGACTTCACCGATGCTGATAGAGGCTGGTTGGAGCCTGTTGGACTTAACCCTCTGATAAAGAAAAGAGGGATAGGCGTAGTTATCTTTGGTAACCAGACAGCATATCAAACAGTAAATTCTGCCTTTAATCTCGTACATGTTAGGGACCTTCTCATTAGCTTAGAAAGCGACGTAGAGGAAATCCTATCAAATTACCTATTTGATTTCAATGAGGATTCAATTAGACTTGAGATAAAAACCCTCGTTGATAATTATCTGGATGGGGTAAGAGCTGGCGGAGGAATTTATGCTTACCAAGTTATAATGGACTCTTCGAATAATACCCCTGCTATAATAGACCAAAATATGGGAATTATAGACGTGATAATAGAACCTGCTAGAGGAATACAGAAGTTCATAAACAGAATAACTGTAACAAGAACTGGCGGTATTTCTGCGGGAGGATTCATACAATTCGTTTAATTTAGACTTTAGTAGGAATCCAGATAAATATAAAAAAGAAACTAACTAGATGGCTGGTTTATCACATTATCAAAATTCGCTAAATGCAGTAAATAAATTCGAGCCGGTATTCCTCAATCAATTTGAGGTAACGGTAGTTCCTCCTGCTGCAGTAGCGGGTGGTCCTGTTTTATTGGAACATGTGGTCTCAGTTGCTGGCTTGGATGTTGATAAAAATCCTGGGTTTGTTTCTCAGAAGTATAAATTTGCTAAAAGGAACTATGCCGGGGGTAAGCCAGACACTACTACCTTGGACTTGGGTGTGAAGTTTACGGTAAACCTTGACGAGGCTAATTCGATGTATGTCTTTAAAACCCTAAGACAATGGACGGATCTTATCTATAATCCTATAACGGGTGCCCAGGGGATAAAGGCTGATTATACTGGAACTATAGTTATATCGGTATTTAATAAGAATGGTGATGTTTTTAGAAGAATTACCTGTAAGGATTGCTTTCCGCTAAAAGCTATAGATCCTATGGAACTTGAGTACATTAATGGTACTAATCTCTACGAGATAAATATGACTTGGGCAGTTGATTACTGGCAGGATCTATTCCTATAAAAAAACAGAAGTATAGATGGCAGGTTTACCACATTTTAATAATTCAAAAGCAGCTAGAAATAACTACGAACCAGTATTTCTAAATCAGTTTGAGGTTTTAATCACTCCTCCTGCTGCTATAACTGCTGCGAATACCACTTTTAACGGTGAGAGCATTCTGACTCAGCAAGTTAAGAATATAAGTGGTTTGTTGGTAGACATCCAGCCTAGTGCTCCGGTAACCCAATACTACAAGTTTGCTGAAAGAAGGTACGCAGGTGGTGAGCCATCTACGTCGGATGTTCAGTTTACTGCATCCTTCGAGGTAAACCTGAGCGACAGCAACTCTATGACCATTTACAAGATACTAAGACAGTGGTCAGATCTTATTTACAACCCACTGACTGGTGCTATGGGTCTAAAGAGAGATTACGTGGGTACGATGGTCGTCTCCATCTTTAACAAGCAGGGAGACGTATTTAGAAGGATCACTTTGAATAACTGCTTCCCAGTAGAGCCTATAAACCCAATGAATCTAAGTTATGACAGTGGTGATGCACTTTACACCATTGATACTACTTGGAAGTCCGACTATTGGAAGGACCTGTTCTTATAATCTGGAACTCATTCACTCCAACATTCTATAATAGATAGCCCGGAATTTCTGGAATATTCCATGGTGTGTTATATAAAATAAAAAAGAGGAGAATGAAAGATTCTTTATCCCCTGAGGATATTTTAAGGCAGAAGGAAATAGCGGGTGGTGTTAAATACGACCATCCTACAGATGCCCCAGTTACAGATATAGCGGATTCAGATATGCCTAGTAACGTATATCAGGAAAGCAAACAACCTACTGAAAGTAATACTACAGCGGATCTTGGCAAATCTAAGCTTACTCAAGATAAGGCACCAATAGAGACCCAGATAAATTCGATGGATTTGGGCTGGAAGAATCTTCCAGTTTCCATGCTTCCTTCTGCTGGGATGTTTTACCCGGAGGGAACTAAGATAGCGATTAGGCCTGCGGAAGTTCGCGAGATTAGACTTTTTTCTACTATAGATGATGGAGATATGGTAGATCTAGACACTAAGCTAAATTTTATACTTGAATCGTGCTCTAGAGTTAAGTTTAGCACTAATGATGTGGTTAGCTATTTGGATTTGAAGAAGGAGGATAGGTTTTTTATCATTATGGCGATTAGAGATCTTACCTTCGTGAAGGGTGAGAATCGAATTATAATAAAACCTAGACGGAAATGCACAACTGATGGCTGCGAGGGAATAGAAGCTATAGAGTTAAGAACAGGTGTTCTGAGCAGCTATGAATTGGACCAGAGGCTGATGAAATACTATTCTCAAGAGGAAAGATCATTCGTATTCCATATAAGAAAGCTGAATAAGAAAATCCGCATGTCCATACCTTCCATCGGGGTTTCTAATATTTTGTCTGATTGGATTACCAGGATGGTGAAAGAAGGTAGGGAAGTAGATGAGAGCTTCATTAAAATAGCCCCCTTTTATTTCACTGAGTGGAGAACACTGAGTGATTCGGTCATAAGCGAGGCTATGATAGAATCTAACAATTGGAGTAAGGAGGAATTCTCGATTTACTTCCAGTTGGCCGATATGATAAAGGTCGGAACAGATTTGAATGTTAAAATAAAATGTGATAAGTGCAGTGATGGGGAGGTCACTGCTCCCATATACTTTCCCGGAGGGTTTAGATCTCTTTTCGTTATTTCAGATATCTTTGGAGAACTACTTGGATCTTAAGTTTAGATTATGGAAGGAACACGGTCTTGATCCAGGCTGGATAGAAAGCATACCATTTTACGAGTACCAGATTTGGATAGAGAAGCTTAATCTCTATATAGAAAAGGAGAATAAGAAAGCTATGGAGGAATCCGGAAAGTCTGAACTGTTTAGTTTTTCTAATGGCTAGATCTTCGGGTTTATGATATATAGATGAAATATGTCTTAATAATTGGCTCAGCAGGATACAAATAAGATTCTTAAAGAAATGTCCGACCTAACAAGGAATATGGACGGGCTTTTTCGTGAACTAAAGGAAAGTAATGCTAATACTAAGAAAATAACAGATAGCGTAAGCGATGTTGTAAAGGGGATTACTGAGAGGGATGATAATTCCAAAAAGGAAACCGAGAAATTGTTCGAGGGATTTTCTGAGAGCTTTATGAAATCTATAGAGGATAAGAATTCAGACATTATAAGCACACTAACTAAAAGTCTAGGTGATAGCGTTAGCGAATTTGCTAATAGCATACCTGGACAAATAGCTTCCGTTAAGAGTAATGTCCCTATTGATTACGGATCCTTGCTTGGTGGTGATTCTGTGAAGGGGATTATCTCTGGCGTAGCTTCTAAAATACCCGGGCTTAAATCAGGTGGTATATTTAAGAAAAAAGGACTTGCGGTGGTTGGTGAGGACGGACCTGAATTAGCTTCTTTCGATGAGGGAGATCAGATCATATCTAAGGAGAAGCTGGAGTCAGTTGTCTCAGGTGGGAATTCGTCCCTTGATTCTTTAACCCAGCAGATATCTGATGCTGAAAAAAGCAGAGACGAAAGACAAGCTTCTATAGAGGAAGCCATAATTGCTGGAGCTAATAGGGATACTGAGAGAGAAAGCCAAATCCCATTAGCAAAACAGGCAACTAAGTTAATCTCTGATGATTCTCTAAGAAGTGAGTTCTTATCCTATGCGAGGGAGGAGCTGGAAAGGGCTGACAGGGAAGAATTAGCGAATGACGAGGATTCTTTCATGGACGAATTCAATTACTGGAAGGATCAAGTAAAAGATGCGTCTTACTTTACTCCCGAGGAGATGAAGAACTTCGAACTCTATGGTACCATGTATCCTAAAAATACTGAGGATATCGGTGCTGAAAAATCGTCTGAGGTTTCCTCTGATGTTATGGGTCCTAAACCTGGCCTCCTTGAAAGGATGTTTAGCAAAAAAGTTGGATCTGATGAGCAAGACTTAGAGAGATCCACACCTAATAGCGAAGTAAGCTCTGTAACTGAAGTGATTAAATCTAGGGTAGATACAGCATCTGAAAATACTTCGGAAACCCCCGGTGGAACTGTCGAGTCAGCTCCCTCTAGTGTGACTACGCTGAAAAAAGAAATGCCCGAGCCTGCTGAATCTCAGGGAGAGAGTATGAAAACCCCAGATAGCTTAAAAGTAAGTGAAATATCATCTCTAACGGAAAGACTAAAAGCTAAGTTGGCAGAAAAGGAAGGTAAAAGCAGTAAACCTCAATCCGATGCTAGCGCTGCTAAACCCGCTTCCTCCCCTGCTGACACTGGAAGCACTGTTACCACCACATCCAGAGATAGCAAGGAAACTCCAAAATCTGCTGTTTCCGATCTAAAGGAAGCACTCTCTTCCATTTCACCACAGGACCAAACTAAGGATCTTAATGATATAAAGTCACTCCTTGCCAATATCTATAGTGTGCTAAAAGGTCCAATGAGTGCCAGTAGGGACCAGCCATACAGGCCTCATTCGAATCAGTTCTAATAACTTTTTTGAAAAACATTTTTTATGTTCGGAACGGATGGATATATTTGTTTCGAGAATTTCTCATCCTGATAAATCGCTATGACAAGTTTCGAATCATCTTTGGCTATTCTGGATTCTGCTGAATTCTTCAGCAACATCGATAAGTACGACAGCCTCTCTTGGATTTCAAAACCCGATTCTGGCGAGGTCTACATTGACCAGTCAAAATTTTCAAAAATAGACGAAACAATATATTCTGCCAAGGATAAGAAGATGGATCTTGTCTATCTAGAAATGGCAGAAGTCTGGTCTAAAAATTCCCATTGCAATCGTATGAAGGTGGGGAGTTTGATTGTCAAGGGTAAGTCTATTATTTCGGATGGATATAACGGATCTCCCACGGGGTTTTCTAACCAGTGTGAGAACGAGGAAAACGTTACGCTGCCATACGTCTTACATGCGGAGGCTAATGCGATAACGAAGTTAGCAAAGAGCACGCAAAGTTCGGACGGGTCTACTCTTTATGTTACTGTCTCTCCTTGCTTTGAATGCTCCAAATTAATAATTCAATCAGGCGTTAAGCGTATGATTTTTAGAGACCTGTACAGAAAGACTGATTCTCTTCAATTCTTACATGACGCAGGGATAGAGATAGTAAGGATAAGAGAATAAAAAAGGGGAAATAAAGGGCAAATGGCAAAAGAAAAAAATATACAGGTACTAGCAGAAGAATTCATAAGGACAAAGGGAGAAAGGGAGTTTAAACCACTATATGATCGGGTACAACCGGGTATTCTGAATCATTGTTATACCATACTTAAAGATTTTGAATTAGCTGAGGATGCATTCCTTAATGCTATGTCAAAGGTTTGGCAAAAGATAGATCAATACGATAGCGACAGAGGTAATTTTTCGACTTGGTGTTACAATATTGCTCGGAACGAGTCTTTACTCCTTCTGAAGAGTAGGAAGAGATACATCTCCCAGACCTCAGAGGAGATGGAATACACCTCAGCAAAAGCAGAAGAAAGGAATCCGACCTATGATTTGGAAGATGATCCGCTCTGGGACTTTTTATCTGGTGGATCGGATATAGACGACATCTATGAACAAGTTATAGATGAGATCAAGGGATTGGATGCTTTATACCGGGATATCATGATCGATCGCGAGATCAATGGTATGAAGTACAAGGATATCGCGGATAAATATGGGCTGAAGAAAAGATCGGTTGCTACCCGAATTAGAAGGGCTAGAACAAAGATCAGGAAAAAAATGGAGGATGCAGAAAAAGAGAGGAAATTGCAATGATGGGTAGACTTTTGGCCATATTTAGAATTTTTAAGGTTCTCAAGGAATTGAGAACTTATTCCCAATACAGAGGGATTATCAGGAAGGAATCTCAGGATTCTCCTGAATGGCTTAAGCTCAAGTTGAGGTATGATTGGATAGGTCGCGTATATACCGTTGTTAATCTCCCGCCGGAGGTTACGATGTCCCGGGATTTCCCTGTCGACGCTAGGCCAGCATACGTATTTGAGGACATCAAGCCTGTAAACGAATACTTGACTAGGCTGAATCTCCAGGAAGTTTTAACACCAGTTCTAAAACCAATACCCGAAACGAACGGGGACTCGTATTTGGTCATCTACTATTACTTCTTCAGACATGTTAGCTGGATTTGGATTCTTAGATTTTTTGGTGAATTATTCCTTCTATCCCTTCTATATTTTAAGTGGGATTATGTCATTTCCGTTTTTTCTTAAATCTTAAAGTTATATGGATTTAAGAAAAACCAAAGAAGAGTATCAGAGGAAGCTCGACATATTTAAGGACCCTTCCTTCATATTTAATGAATCTGAACACACATATCACTTTGAAGGTATCAAGTATGATTCAGTTACAACTTTCCTGAAAAGGTTTAAAACTCCCTTTGACCGGATGTACTGGGCTAAGAGGAAGGCGAACGAGAGAGGAGTCGAAGTCGATGAGATCTTAAACGAGTGGCAGGAGAAGGCTAATGTTGCTAATTCGCTGGGAACTAAGGTTCATAAATGGATCGAGGACTACTGGACGGGATTAGATCCAGAGATACCCAGTGATGAGGAGGTTAAAAATAGGGTTGAGAAATTTTTGCTTCTTCGAGAAGAAAGGTTTGAGAATCTAGTTCCCCTTGAATCCGAGCTTAAGGTTTTTTCTAAAAAATGGAGATTGGCAGGAACTGTTGATCAGCCCTTTATCATGTGGGATAAGAAACAGAACCGGTTGTTATTTCTAATTGGGGATTGGAAAACTAATAAGGAGTTTAAGGACGATAACCATTCTAAGGGCAGGTATAAGAAGCTGCTACATCCATTCTCAGATCTCTATGAGAATTCCCATAATGAATATTCTATACAGATAAGTCTTTATCGACTTATCATAGAAGAGGAGACCGGGTTAGAGACACATGGGGGATTTTTGTGTCATTTAGGTCCGCAAGAGACCCCTAAATTATACCCGGTAAAGGATCTTCGGGAGAGACTTAAGGTGTATCTCCAGCACAACCGGGAGGAATTCGACATATTTGATATTTCCGGGTGAAACAAAAATTAGTTTTAGAGTAAAGTATAAAATAAAAGCATTATAAAAAATGGCAAAAAGCAGTAAATCGAAACCATCCGGAAAAACTCTATCCGTTGATGCATCAGAATTAGCGGGATCTATGCCTGAGGATATGGTAGGTAAGTTGGATCAGAATAGAATTAAACAAGCCCAAAAGGCATTGGATGAATCTAGAGAAAAACTGAAGACGAAAGTGTATGCGGTTCAATTCGATTCCGCCGAGGATATTGATGCTTTCCAGTCCTTTATGGAGAATGATGCAGAGTGGAAAGAAAAAGAAGCCTTGGGTGTGATGGAAATCTGTAAAATATTAAGCGACCTGAAAAAGAAGGGTGTAAAGGAAAACATCCTCTATATGACCGCATTACCGCTTGAAGCTAGTCACTACTTCTTGTCTAAGAGTAGCGGAAGGGGATTAGAACAGGCCCGTAAATTTATTTCGCTGCTTAAGCCTTTGGAAAGCTCTCTACAATTAGCTAAAGCTGATGCTCAGGAATACCAAGACCTGGAAAAAGAGCTTGCTGCTGCACAGCAGGGTATAGCTCTAGCGTAAGTAATCCATATCATTTGAAAGGAGCATCCCAACATGGGATGCTTTTTTTGTTGATTAGGTTTTATCTTCTGGATATATAGAGTGATAAACTTTAAAACATAAGATATGTTACAGAAAATTAAAGACAACTTTCAGTACATCGTACTTGCATTTCTCGTACTTGTTTTCTTTAGACAGTGCGGAGTGAATAGTGAGATCTCCAAGATTAAGAAGGAGGCTAGAGCTTACAATCAGGAGGTTGTAACTAAGCTAGATTCAATCAATACACTGACTAAGGATGAAATGAGGCATGAAATGGAGCAGGTAATGTTCCAGTTTCTGATCTACGAGGATGATTTCGACAAAAAGAGAGTATCATTATCTGAGATTAAAAATAAAATAGAGTCTCGTGGCGACAAATAAGAAATCAAAGCTGGTTAGTGGATTTATAATAGGTACCTTCGTCTCTCTATATTTGATGGTATCTGTCATATCCACTATCCACGTGATAGACTTTTTCAAGCTATCAAATCCTACTTGGTTAGCTGTTTCACTGGCAATAGCTTTTGAAGTTGGTGCTGCAGCTTCTCTGGCATCTATAGTTGCTATGGAAAAGATGAACAAGTCTCTAGTTTGGATGCTTTTCTTCCTCCTTACCTTTATGCAAGCTATGGGTAACACATATTATGCATATGTGAACATCGAAAATTTCTCTAGCTGGAGTGAACTGTTTGGATTGATGGAGGAAGAGGTCATTTATCAAAAGAGAATACTCTCTGTCGTTAGTGGAGCGATACTTCCTATAGTGGCTTTGGGCTTTATAAAATCCCTAGTCGATTATATCAAACCTGAAGATATCGGGGATGATTCAAGGATTGAGACGGATAATGAGGAGGAAGATGACATGGACGACCAGGCTAATTATTATTATGACCTTCAGGATAGTTCTATATCTGACGATAATGACATTAGTGAACCGATTATACATGACCTTGGTAATGCTGAATTGATTACCGATAAATCAGCCACCGGAGCAAGGGTAGCTGCTGATTATGTCCCGGTTGAGGTTTCCGATGAATCTCCGGACATCCTGACAGTATCGGGACAGTCTGACTTACCAAACTACGAATCTTCTTCAAAATCTGGGAATAAGCCTTTAATACATGCGAACGAAGAGATAGTCAATGTTAACCAAAATAAGGGAAGTTTAGACCAGAAGGATAAACCTGCATCAAAGGAGGTTCCGATTTCTCTGGATGCAAATCCCACTAGATTATAAACTAGAATGAGTTCTGTAACAGGAGATAGCTTTGAAATATTTGGCGGAGGATCATCCGCTGGTGGTACTGGGAGCGGCACTCTTTTTGGTGTCGGAAGTAGTGTAAAGGGACTTTATCCGGGACAAACCGGAGATTTCAAGACCGATTATACCCTTATAGCCAATACCCCTGGTTCGATGAGGAGGGTTAATCTGACCTTTACCAATTACAACGACCCTAAGGAGGTAAGACTTTTCAACACATCATTAAATGTTACGTACCATGCTGCTACAGAAGAAAAATTAGACCTGAGTGAATATTTCCACCCCCTGCAGTCTTTCTCCGGATATCAGAGGCAAACCTTCGTGATTGCCCCTGATACATCGATTAACCTGGATCCTGGCGATTTTGATACTACTCTGGGAGAGGTTAGTTTACTCCTAGCCAAAGCTGAATATTATGCTGATGCCACGGACGATCAGAGGTTGCTTTACTGGCACTATAACGGCATAAGGAGATATGTCATGGGCGACATGATGATGCTTACTGGCCAAGTGAAGGAGGATGCTTCGTGGAAGGGATGGGAAGTTAGAGCAGATGTGGAAAACCAGGTTGGTTATACAGGTGCTGCTACTGGCGGATTTGTTTTTTCTAATCCTACTGAATATTCAGTAAAGCTAACAATATTAACGGCTAACTAATGGCAACTAGACCCATAATATGTCCCCCCGTTCCAGCTAATGGATTCATCTTCTACAAGGATAAGTTTGTTCTAGAGGAAGACTATAATAAGACTACGTTCATCGATTTTAGTGATATGCTAGATGATGTAGTTGCTTATTCTAGGATGAGAATTACGCTGAAGTCAGGTAAATCTGTCAAGGTAAGTCAAACTGACCTGGGTGATGATAATGGTTATGTTAGATGGATAGCAGTAAAGGTCAAATATCCAGAACCAAAAAACCCTATTCTATACGGAGCCCAAACCCCAATAATACCAGGAGTACCTACACCAACTAACGGCACCCCGCAGGTGAGAAAATATATAGAATGGACTTATCAAGGGGTTACATACAACATAGGTGAGCTCATGATACTCACTGGTAATAAGTTAGGATCAACCAATTCTGCCAAGAGCGGATGGAACTTAAGCGAAGCCACCATGCCCTACAATAATGGGGGTATAGTTTTTTCCAATCCTCATACTAATATAGATGTTAAGCTAGAATTGCTCATAGCTAGATAATCTCCGTTTTTTCTGGTTGGGGTAGAATATATAATTGTAAAGTTTCTACATCTACGGAAAGATATATAGAAAGTAAAAAAACTAAAGTAAAATGGATTTACTCAATCAATTGAAAGCTCTTAGGGACACTACCACTTCACCTGAGGTAAAATCAATCTGTGAGTCACATATACACAAGATTGAATCTGGAGGAGTCTCTAATTTAAATGAAAATGAAATATTGGAGTCTGTGAAGGATGCGGAAGCTGCTTCTCAAGAGCCTGTTAACAGTCCTCTCGATATGATAAGATCTGAACAGCTAGATAGATCAAAGGCTGCTGCACAGAGGCTAATGGAGTCTTGGGGAGGAGTTGGTTCCTTAAGATCTTCTACTGCGGGATCTTATGTTGACGGTAAAAAAGAAGATAAGTCTGCCAGCAATGTTCAGGACATATCAGAGAGCCTAAAGGAGGTAGCTAAAAAAGATCCAGCTGCAAAAGCATTTGTTGACTCGCAGAGAGTTAACAATATGGGAATATATGAATCCATTTTAGAAATAAAGGGCTCTGGAATTTATGAGCACCCCAATGTAAAAATCCTTTGTGAGAAATATTACAATCTAATTAAGGATAGAGGAATTCCTGAATTCTTGATCGCGGAATCTTTCCTATCAGAGCTTTCTAATTTTACTTGGGATGATAAGGTTAAGAAATTTTACGAGTCTATAAAGAATGTGGTAGATTCTTTAAGACCTGAGATTGAGGTTTCTAAGGCAATCCATTCAATTAAGAATAGCTCAGGGTCTGATTTTTACTCCCCTGTTCTTGAGTCGTTGAATCAGTGGATGATATCTGAGAATAAATCAGTTTCTCTTCTTTCTAAGGAAATCTCTAGATGGTCTTTTAACCCGGCGGTAAGAAATCTGGTTAATACTCTGTCTTTGATGGAGAGTAACGAGGAGAAGCTTTCTATCCCGGTAAGCTCAGGTAACTCTTCTGTAGGTAGGATTTTCTCGCCCGTTCATGTAGGGGGAGGAAAGACCGTCTTTACTATAGGGAGCAATATCTTTGAAGGTTCTAGTGAGGGTCTGAGAAGATTGAATAAAACTGAATACCAGAACTTACCTGAAGACTACAAATCTTTGCTTGAGTCTTTCTATTCTAAATATGTTAAGGTCAATGAGCAGGGTTTAAATGTTTATGTTGGCGATAAGGTGTTTAAGATAGTCGAGGAGAATGAGCAAGTTAATCTTTACAATAAGTCTTCCAAAATGAATACTTCTGATAAAGGAAATCTTGCTAAACAAATAGCATTGGAAATATCCGGAAGTTTTGGTGTAAATGAGTCTAAGGTAGTTTCCGACATCATCAGACTATTCGAGAATTACAATAGCATAGTGGAGCTTGATTTTGCTAAGAAGATAGATTCTAAAGTATTTGAAGGAGCTTCGGTCAACTTGATAAAATGGAGCGGCAAGATATTCTTAAACAGAATAAACACCGCTATGAATGAGAATTCCGTATATGAAGTAAACGGAACCCAGGCAACTAAGATGGTTAAGGAATTCCTTAAATATGATATTTCTGAGGGATTAACTGAATTCTTAGAAGGTGAAGCCAGAGTTAAATCTATTATGCTGAATGATAGAAAGCAGATCATGGAGAATATAGCAATTATAGAGGCTCAAATCTCTAAACTCCAGGATCTTATGGAGAACAATCCTCTCTATTCTAATTCGGAGGAAATTGAAAGAGCTCATCATCTTCTAGAGACTGAATTGAAGTCACTTAGAAAGAAATGGCAAACAGTAAATGAGGAGATTGAGAAAATAGAGAATGGACAGGCTGAGCAGGTAGAGGATATTAGCGAGGAGGCTCAATTTACTGTAGGTGACTATGTTAAGGTCAAGGAATCTGGAAATACTGGTAAGGTGATATCAGTTGATAGCACTACGGGTTCATACACTGTCCTGATGGATAATGGAAGAACCGGGGATTTTAGACTCGACGAGATAGTTAACATAGAAGATGCCCTTAAAGATGCTGGTGAAGAAAATCAGGAAGCTGCAGATTCGCAGGAGGAGGAAATCAAAGAAAATGAATCTAAAGAGACACTAGATGAAGCTGCTACTCCAGCTGCTACCCTAAAGGCTAATACTTCAGAAGCACCATACGATAAGAAGGAGCAGGAAGAAACTAGCAAGAAGGACATAGAGAATGAAAAACATGCTAATTTAGAGGAGGCTCCGGAAGGGACTGAGAAGGAGACAAAATTTGAAGTTAAGCTGAAGGATTCATTGGTTGATAAGATTGGTTATAACGTAAATGAAAATGACGAGGTTCCTAATGAGGGACAAGAAGCGATGGCCTCAGCTCCGGTTGATGCAGATAACGAAGTTTCTGAGGCTGACATAGAAAACGTTGATCAAAACTTGGCAGAAGCACCAGGGGGTAGACAACACGCAGACTATGACGTCAAGGTAGTTAAGGCAGAGGAGAAAGGAAAGGCTGATATAGTTAAGACTGATCCTGAGTTCGCTTCAGCTCCTGGCGACGGAACTGATAAAGAGTTACATCACGAAATTAAGGGTGAAATGGGATATAACCTGGATGAAGCCGCTGATATTGAAAAAGTTGACCAAAATCTAGCGGAAGCACCAGGTGGAAGAACAGAAGCTGATTATGATGTTGAAGTAGTTAAAGCTGAGAAGAAAGCAGCCGAGATTATGAAGACTAACCAGGAATTAGCAGAAGCACCTTCAGCTGGTACAGAAGCGGAGACTGACGTGGAAGTTAACCAGGAGATGGGATATAATCTAGACGAAAGCGAGGAGTCAAAAAAAAACTAAAAAAAATCCTAAGTAGGGTTTGGGCTTTTGCTCCTACCGGTAAAGATCAGAATAAAAAACCGGAGGCTTTTGTAGACGATATACAAGATAAAATGAGCGTAGCTCCAGACGGTAAGCAAAAACCATCTGAGGCTTCGCTCATTTCTGTTGTTGATGACGGAGAGGAGGAGAAGGTTTAACCTGAAACTAACCTCGAGGTTTATACTAAAAATAAAAACATCTATCTCAGATTATAGTTATGGCTAATTATGTAAAAAATGCGGATCTCATGAAGGCTATTTTAGAGTCCAAGGAGAAAGGCGAGCTTACACCTGCCACTGTAGAGATGTTTTCACTGATGGTTCAAGGAATATCTAAAAAAATGGCTTATAGGGATCCTGATGACAAGGAGGATTGTATGGCTTTTGCGATGGAGGATCTCTGTAAATATTGGAATAGATTTAACCCGGAGAAATCCAACAATCCATTTGCTTATTACACCCAGATAGCCAAGAATGGGTTTGCCAAGGGGTGGAAAAAAATACACCCGCCCAAAGCCCCTAAAATGATACCTTTCTCTTATATCACTGGTGATGACAATTCTTACAACGTGTAGGATTTTTTAATGACTGATATAAAGAAAATAAAACCCAATGGGGATTATAAATCCGGATTGTACGTCCCTCAGAATCCGGAGAAATATATCGGTGACATACACAATATAATATGCAGATCCTCTTGGGAATTTAGATTCTGTCGCTACTGTGATACTAACGAGAGAATTTTGAAATGGAGTTCCGAGCCCATAAAGATCCCATACTATAATCCTCTTGATAAAAAAGAACACCAATATAATGTGGACTTTTATATCATGACACTTAAGGACGATGGGGAGACTCAGGAGTGGATAATCGAAGTAAAGCCTGAGTCGCAGTTTAAAAAACCCATATTAGAAGGCAATTCTACCCTCAAGAAACTAAAGTCCTACAACCATAAAATGCAGGTATGGATTACTAACCAAGCCAAATTTAAGTATGCTAAACAATGGGCTGATGCCAGGGGATACAAATTTGGGGTGGTTGATGAAAATTTCCTTTTTAGAAGTAAGTGAAAACCTTTGAAGAACAGGTAAAAGAATATAGGAATACTGCTAGTTCTATATCGTTGTTGTCTGCCAACTCGGATTCATACTTTTCTGAAACCTATGGTATATCAGGTAGTGGAGGAGATGAGCCATTTCTAGATAATTACTTAAACGGGAAAATATACACCGGTGAATACCTGACAGACTCTAAGATTGGTAAGAAACATAAGTATATTAACAGGTATCCTCTGTTTTTGTTCATCGATCAGCAAAGGGTCGGTGACACCACGATTTTAAGATCTATAGATCTTAATATAATCCCCCCAGATTATAGAGGACAGATATTAATGAGAATCTTCAATCAGTTTTATCAATTGATTAAGGAGAACCGGGAAAATATACCAAACTCTCAACAGCCCCTAAGGCTTACCCTTTCATCTTTGCCAGCATTTCTCAACGGAACTGGATACTCCTATGCTTTAACTGGATTTAAGAAGACTTACCTGAGGGGTGTGAAAGTTGTTGATTATGATGACTGGTGTAAAATCCCATATTTATCTGAGGCTTTGGTACAGGGACTTCCTCTTAACTCGATATATAATGATTATAGATCGAAATTAAATCTTTAGTGAGGTCTAGAAAAAACAAGTAATAAAACTATTCTATGGCAGGATTTACTGAAAGTCCACAGGGAAATCCCATATTTCAAAGGATTCGTGACTCCGTAAAGGGGCTGAGTAACTTTGGTATGCGCTATGGTGATATGGTTATTAAGAACTCTCAAGCCATAGGACAGACCGAGGCTGAGTTCATGAAGAAGGGCAATATAGAGGATGAAACGATGCTCTATTCCCTCGGGAGGCAGGACACCTCTACCCGGCAGTTTATTGGATATTACGATAAGGACTATGTCGGTAAGAGGGATTACCTCCGGAAGTTTTCACTCAATCCTGAGATTGAGTATATTATCGACACTGTTTGTGATGAGTCCATTACATATGACTCTTACAATTTCTTTGCTTACCCTGCTTTTCTAAATCTTACTGATGTTAAAGATAAGGTTAAAGACAGAATAGAATCGAATTACAAGAAGCTCTATGATATGTTCGGCTTCAGTGATGATATAACTGCGTGGCAGTATTTCAGACAGCTGATTATAGATGGATTCCTTGCATTCGAGATTGTTTATGATGATAGCGGTAAGGAGATAATTGGATTTAAGGAATTAGATTCTACCACATTAATGCCTTCGGTTGAAAAACAGAAGGATGGAACTTGGTTGAATGTTTGGTACCAATATCCAAAGGATCAGAACAAGAGGAGAATGCTATACGATTCTCAAGTCATATACATCTCCTATGCGAAGGGTAATTCAGTTTCGAGGGTAAGTTATACGGAGAGATTGATAAGGCCTTATAACGTGCTAAGAATAATCGAATACACAAGGGTTATATGGTCTGTTATGAATGCTTCATTCAGGATGAAGATGACAGTTCCTATTGGCTCTAGGTCTCCTCAGAAGTCTATGCAGACATTAGGAGAATTAATGAGTATCTACAAGGAGGATATAAGATTCAATGACGAAAGTGGGGAATTGACCATAGACGGAAGACCTAAGATTCAATTTTATAAGAATTACCTTATGCCTTCAGGTGTAAACGGTACACCTACTATAGAACCACTTAACAATGCTGGACCAAACCTAAATGATCCTCAACCGCTGGCTTATTTCTTCGATAAACTTGTGCAGGAATCTAAAATACCATTCTCTAGATTCCAGGGGCCTGATGGTGGATCGATTGGAAATTATAGCAATGGAGCTGAGGGACTCGACAAGGAAGAAATAAGATTCTCCAAATTTATTAGCAGGTTGAGATCTATTTTTCAGGATATACTGGTTAAACCACTCTGGATTCAGATGTGTAGAGATTTCCCAGAGCTGGAAAAAGACTACTTATTCAAAAGTCAGCTTGGTCTAAATTTTGTTTCAGATAATCCTTTTAAGATCAACCAGGAGATAGAGATTATGACAAAGAAGAAGGAATCGATCGATTCCCTCTATGGTCTTACTGATGATGACGAGAAACCTTTCTTTTCTTTGGCTTATCTGATAGAAAACTATCTCGGCATGAACGAAGACGATATAAAAGCTAACAAAGAGGCTAAGGAAAAGAGAGCAGAGGAGAAGAAAAAAGAGGAAGAAAGTAAAAAAGAGGAAGAGGGTGGAGAAGAAACACCAGAGGAAACCACAGAAGAAACCCCGGAGGGTACTGAGGGGGAAACCTAAGAATAATTAAATGGCAGGATTTCTAGATAACATACAGGAAAGGACCTTCTTAGGTAACTTATATCGTAACCTTAGTAGAATCGGGAGGTTTGGTATGAAGTATGAGGATATGGTAATCCGTAATTCTCAGGCTATCGGACAGACCGAGTCCAATTTTTTTGACCAGCAGGGAACGGGATTTACTGAAAACTCGGCTTTTAGGTGGACACTCGGGTATCAGGATACCAAGATAAGAAAGTACATAGCATATTTCGACAAGGACTATGTGGGTAAGAGGGATTTTCTAAGGAAGTTCTCCCTTAATGGAGAGATAGATTTCATCCTAGATACGCTTACTGATGATGCAATAAATTATGATGATAAGAATTTCTTTGCATACTCGAAGGTAGCTAACATGGAGCTAAAGGATGAGGTTTTGGATAGTATGGACAGTAGATTCAGGAGTCTCTATATGATGTTCGGGTTCCAACAATCGATATTGGCTTGGCAATACTTCAGACAATTCTTGATTGATGGATTTTTGGCCTTTGAGATAGTATACTCAACTGATGGTAAAAAAATAGTGGGTTTCAAAGAACTCGATCCAACCTCACTTCAGCCTGCTACTGAGCCACAAGAAAATGGCGAGTATAAGCAGATCTGGATACAATACCCGGAGGATAACAAAATGACCAGAAAGCTCAGGGATGAGCAAATAATTTACTTATCCTATGCTAAGGGAAATACTATTTCTAGAGTTAGCTATATCGAAAGACTCATAAGATCCTACAATATACTCCGAATAATGGAGAATACTAGGGTTATATGGAATGTGATGAATGCCTCTTATAGACTCAAGTTCGTTATTCCTGTTGGGACCCAGTCACCTCAGAAAGCTATGAATACCTTGGGTCAATTGATGTCCATTTATAAGGAAGAGATTGAACTTAACGATTTTTCAGGAGAACTTACTGTTAACGGAAGGCCAAAGGTGCAATTCTATAAGAACTATCTTTTCCCTGAGAAGGATGGGCAATCTCCTGAAATCTCCACATTGGATCCTGCAGGGCCGGATTTTAATGTAATGGAAAACGTGGTATATTTCTACAATAAACTCAAGCTTGATTCTAAGATACCATATGCTAGATTTTCTTTCCGTGGTGGAACTCCGGCTAATTACCAAATAAGCATAGATCAATTGGAGAGGGATGAAATAAGGTATGAGAAATTTTTGACGAGACTGAGATCGATATTCCAGGAGATACTAGTTAAACCACTTTATATACAGATGTGCCTGGACTACCCTCATCTTGCTAAAGATAGGTCTTTCAAAGTTAATCTTGGTCTTGAATTTACAAGGGAGAATATCTTTGAACAATTCATACAGCTTCAGAACTATACCAAGAGGGCAGCTTTTGTGAATGATCTTGGTGAAATGAAGCAGAAGATTGGTGAGGAGGAGGTTCCTTATTTTGATAAGGAATTCTTGATAAAGAGATGGCTTGGACTAACCGTGGACGAGTATAAGAAAAACGAGAAGTACAAAGAGAGGGAGGAGAAAGAGGCCGAGGAAAAGGCTAAGGAAGCTGGGGGTGAGGAGGAATCTTCAGCTGATTTTACACTATAAATGAGAAAGTAAGGTTCTTAAATTAATTTTTATGTTAAAGGTTTTAGTAGTAGGTGAGCTCTGCATAGATCGGTTTGTTTACGGGAAGGTAAGTAGAATGTGCCCGGAAGCGCCAGTTCCTGTTTTGAACCCAATCGAAATTGTAGAAAACAATGGGATGGCGGGGAACGTCGTGGATAACCTGAATTCCTTAAGTGATGACATAGAGGTTGTTCATTGGCACCAGACTAATAAGATAGAGAAAATTAGGTTTGTTGAGAAGAAGAGTAACCATATGATTGTTCGGGTTGACGAGGGAGAAAGTTTTCCGATGGATTCTTTTTCCTTTATGTCTTCTAGAAAAAGAGGTACGATTAACGAGTCTGATCTGGTGATAATCAGCGATTATAACAAGGGATTTCTTACACCATCGGATATAAAGCAAATAGCTAACCAGGGTAGCTTGGTTCTTATGGATAGTAAGAAGAAATTGTCTGAGGATCTTATCCAGGAAATAACATTCATTAAACTGAATGAGATAGAATATGAAAACAACAAGGAGCTGGCGGATAAGTACCCCGAGAAGTTTATAATAACGCTAGGTTCCAAAGGTGCTATGTATAACGGAGAGGTCTACCCAAGTTCAAATCCGCAGGATACCATTGATGTGAGTGGGGCAGGGGATACTTTTATATCTGCCTTTTCGCTGAAGTACTTATCTACTGGCAATATTAGTGAATCGATTAAATTCGCTAATAACGCTTGTGCGAATGTGGTAAATAAAAAAGGAGTAGCAGTCCCCGATTCTTCCTTTAAGATATAACATTCCGTATATTTTTTAGCTAATAGAATCCACTTTACTGTGGATTCTTTTTTTATTTGCGTTCCTATTGCTTAGTTTTGTTTAAAATACATTGATATGCTTAAAGAGCTAGAGATATTTTGTCAACTGGAAGGACTTACAGGTAACGGCTCACAGAAGGAGAAACAAAGATTAATCTCACAAAATCTCACGGAGGAGATGTCCTATATTCTGGATATCTGTTTTAATCCATTTGTAACAACCAAACTACACAAGCTGGATCTCTCAGAGGAGCAACCGATGAGAAATTATTCAGCAAACCCTGGTTTATTTTGGACTTCTTTCGTTACCCTCATAGAGGATCTGAAAAATGCACCAGCAGCCAATGATTTATTGAGAGGAAGGGCGCAAGATTTGCTGGACCATTCTTTTGTCCAATATCCGGATCAGGATCTCGAGATAAGAAAGATGCTTATGAAGATTCTCACTAAGAGAATGAATGTGGGAATTGGGGCAAAGCTTATAAACAAGGCTATCGGGGAGGAGCTTATCCCCGATCCATCAGTCATGTTAGCTACTGATAAGCAGGAGGAGATAGAAAAATGGGATGAGATATACTGCGAGGAGAAGTATGACGGAGTCCGAGTAATTGCCATTGTGGGTGATTCTGGGGATATTTCCTTTTATACTAGAGCATTCAATGAGCTAGATTCATCAAAACTCCAGAATATCTCAAACGAGCTGAAGAAAGCTGCAGGTAACCTCCGGGGTATATTCTTCGACGGCGAGCTAACTGACCATAATAGAAAATCTGTCTCTGGAAAAGTTACACAGATACTCAAAGGAACGGCCCCTACTGATATCGATAAGAGTTTTCTTTTTAATGTGTTTGATGTCGTTTCATCTGAAGTATTGAATTCTGGCCGGGGCTCGGTTATGTATACAGAGAGAAGACAGCTACTCTCTGATCTTCTCAGCGTTTTAGAATCTGACTCCTGTGTTAGACTCGGCCAGATGTGGGAGGTTGAAGATATGGAGGAAGCTCTTGAAATTTATAAAAGAATAGTAGATGATGGCGGTGAGGGGGTTATTTGTAAAAATGACCACGTCTACGAATGTAAAAGGAGTAAGAGCTGGATCAAACTCAAGGAAGTAAACGACTGTGACCTACTAATTACCGGCTGGTATGAAGGAGAAGGAAAGAGGGAAGGTTACATAGGTGGTCTTATATGTACTGATAAATCAGGAACGGTCAATGTCAAAATTGGAGCTGGGTTTACCGACAAGGATCTACAGGAGCTAAGTCCAGTGAGGGAGGATCTGATAGGGAAAATAGCTGCTGTACAATACAACGTTCCGATCACGGATAAGAACGAGAATAGGAGTCTATTTTTACCCCGTTTTATAGAGGTTAGAAATGATAAGAGCGACGCCGATGATATGTCCTCTTTGTATTAATTTTTAATCACTTAGTGCCCTTAAAAGGGGAAACTTAAAGCTCTTGTGTCTGTAAGACATTAAAGAGCTTTTTATGATTGACCAGTTACTTACGGAGAAGCTAAGACCTAAAGAGATTAGGCACATGATTCTCCCTCCTAGAATAAGGTCTCTTTTCGAGGAGAAGGGATTAAACCATAACGTACTTCTAGCCGGGTCTCCGGGTTGTGGAAAGACAACTCTGGCTAAGATCCTTTCGGGTAATCTACCCCATCTTTTCATAAACGTCTCCGACGAGAGTTCCGTAGATACCATCCGGACTAAAATCAACGACTTCTGCTCCACTATTTCGATAATGGATGGAAAGTCTTCCAAAAAGGTAGTGGTTCTAGACGAGTTTGATGGAGCTTCCGACCAGTTTTATAAAGCTCTAAGAGGAACAATAGAAAAGTTTGCCGGAAACACAAGATTTGTTGCTACGTGTAACTGGTTAAACAAAGTACCGGATGCTATACAAAGCAGATTTGAGGTTATAAACTTTGATCCAATAACACCCAAGGAGGAAGAGGATCTCAGGGAGGAGTGGAAGAACAGAATTAAGCTTATCTTGGGAAAACTCAATATCTCGATAGATGAGGAATCTCTCTCTGAGTTTGAGAAGGAATATTTCCCGGATCTTAGGTCCTCACTGAATAGGATTCAATCGTGGATGATTGAGGGGGTTAAAGAGATAGACATCTCTAGAATTAGCGATTCAGGCTGGTCTTATGACGAGCTTTATAACATGCTATTCGATTCCAAGGATCCTGTGAAAAATTACCAGGTTATAGTTGGCCAATATTCTACTAAGGTAGATGAAGTCATGGCAGCCTTGGGTGAAGAATTTATTAACTGGATAATTAAGAATAAGTCATCGCACGCTAAGATAATACCCGGTGTTATTGTGCTTGTTGCTGATCATCAGGCGCAAAGACAAGTTGTTATAGATCCGGTAGTAAGCTTGCTAGCCCTTATGTTTAACATACAAAAGCTTATAGACTAATGGAGTTACTCGCTGAGGAAATAAGGAAAAATGGATTTATTTATAGGTTCCTTAAGAGAGGAAATAAATCCCTGGTATATGAGCAAATAGAACCAGATACAGAAAGAATTGTTGCCTGGGAGGTATTTAAGATAAAGGTGGATAAGCCTAAGGTAGTTTTTGGAATTCAGCTTAATGAGAGGGAGATATTTCCGGGTAATGAGGATTTTGGAAAATGGGCCTGGGCTCACAGTGACTTTGATTCTGCTATGTCTAAATTCGAATTTCTCGAGAATGTAGAAGATGAATAAAAGACCTAAAAGATTAATTATAGTGGGTAAAGGGGGTTCTGGAAAGGACTATATGAGGAAGATTCTTGAACTCAGAGGATTTAAGTATTGTGTCTCTCATACTACCAGACCACCGAGAGAGGGAGAGATAAACGGTAAAGACTATTATTTTATCACAGAGGACGAAGCAAATCGTGATTTCATAGAGAAGGGTCTTTTCTATGAATATGTTAGCTTCAATGATTGGATATACGGGACGTCCATCGATGAGTTTATCTCAAGCGATCTTTTTATAATGACTCCTTCTGGTCTAAGTTCTATGGAGAAGTTAGATAGGGAAGAATCATTTGTCGTTTATTTGGATATAGACGAAAAAACCAGGAGAGAAAGGCTCTCCTCGAGGAATGATGCGGATGTTTTGGAGAGAAGGTTGGGAGCTGATAGAGAGGATTTTTTAAAATTTAGTGACTTTGACGCAAGGATAACAGATCCTTTCTTTACTGATCTGGGCGAATGGGGTAATTTAAAATTTTACGGGAGAAATGATTAATATACTTATTGACGGGAACTACATATTCCACAAGACCTTCGGAGTTTTTGGTGGATGGGGATCTAAGGATCCAGCGGAAATATTAGGCCCTGAGTCGGAGCAATCGATGTTCATTAGAAAAATTTCAACTGACCTGTGTGCAGCTCTCCGAAAAATACCCGGCGGGGGTAGGTTGGTTTTTACTGCGGATAGCCGGAGTTGGAGAAAGGATGTGGAGATAGAAGGAGGGGGATATAAATCGAACAGAGTTAAGGATGAAAATGTCGATTGGTCCATTTTCTTTGATCTGATACAATCTTTTGGTGATCATCTCGAGAAGAATGGTTTTGTATTCTCCAAGTCAAATGGTGCGGAGGGTGATGATCTTCTGTACTTCTGGGCTGATTATTTTAATACTAAGGGTGAAGACTGCATTATAATCTCCGGAGATAAGGATCTCCACCAGCTGGCAAGGTGGAATTCGGACAATTGGACGGTGGTATGGAATAGTAATTCCAAGAATAACGTGCTTTCAATACCGGAGGGATGGGAAGATAGGTGGTTGAATAAGGAGAACGAGGGATCAATATTTAATATGGGCTCTGTAATGGATCCGGATAAGGATAAGATGAGATCTTTTGTTAATGGTGTTACTGTTAACGAAATTATGGTTAGGGACTTCGTTTTTACTAAGATGCTAACAGGAGATAAAGGAGACGCTGTTCCTGGAATATGGGAATATGAAAAGGGCGGAAAAACACATCGTATAACTCCCAAAAGAGCGGAGAAGATTATGGAATCATTTTCGGATTCAAAATGGTCATCATATTCTTTTTCAGAAATGCTCGGGGATGAGGAATTCCTAGATTGGATAGCTGGATTTTCCCTGAGACTAATAAAGGACCTTGACAGCACTGAGAATAGAAAAAAAGCGGTATCTAATTTGTTGAGAAATTACAAATTGATGTGGTTGGATAAGACTGTTATCCCTCGTGATGTTATAGATGGGATAATTTCTGAGATTAGAAGGGGAATAAGCTTGGAAAAAAAACCAGTAACTCTCGATAGAGTGAAAATATTGGAGGGAACCTCATGGGTTAGTAGATCCGCTCCTAAGTCTTTTGATCCCTTCAGTAATTACTAATTTGCCATGGAACTTTTTGATGTTGTAAAGAACATATTTAAATCCGATAAGGATTGGTCGAAGGTCACTAGGAACGACAAGGTACGGAACTTCTTTATGATTAATAGAATTATGAGTATCCAGTTCCCTAGTCAGGCCAACCAGTTTAACCACACCAAAGTGACTCCCCGTCCTGTTGCTGATTGGTGGCACTCTACTCTGAGTAGGCACTACACAAAAATTCCTGGATGGATCTTCACAAAAACGAAGAAGTCTTCTTCCGCAGGAAAATCTAAGTCACAAAACACATTGGACCCCGAGGTTGAGGAATTCCTGATGTCAAAGTTCGAGGTATCAAGGAGGGAAATGTCTGATCTAAAAAAATTCTATCCTGAGCAATATGCTGATTGGGTTAATCGGGTCTCTGAACAGATAGGACGGAGTTAGTTGTGGGATATATAACCTATATAGTTTATAATGAGGAAGGATTTCAAAAAGCTTGTAGACAAGATAATTTCCAGCCTGGACTGGGATTCTATTCAGGAGGTTCACCATGCTTTTAAATTAGGCGTCGGTGAGGGTAGTGAAGTAATACCCGGGCTAAAAAGGAAGGCTTATTCTGAGAATATCAGTAAGAATGATCTCAAGGCTGAACTTAGAAAAATACTGAGATTTGTTATCGACAATGATATTTCTAAGATAGTTTACGGTCCGTGGATGGTTTTTTGGTTCAATCAGGATTGGGAGATTCTATATGATTCCGCCGAAAATAACGAGGAAGTAAACGACGAAGATCTTCAGGATGAACTCGACGATCTAAAGATAGATTCCAGATTAGAAGCAATATATTCTCCCCAGAGGATTTGTCTGACCGTTAATGCTGATAAAAAAGAAGATTCAAGTAGCGATCCTGAATTTAGTATGTTGTCTCAGATGATGGATAAAGCCATCAAAAAAGAGAACTATGAATTGGCTAAGAAAATAAAGGATGTTATGGATCTCACAAATAACGGGGGAAATAAAGATAAATAGTTAATATGGGATCTAGTCTAAAGCACATAAAGCACATCAATGAATTCTTCGACGTCGGTGTATTCGGAGATACCTATGGGTATGGCGGAGCTAACGGAATCTTTAAGATCCAGTATAAGCCCTACAAGGATCTGTCGGTTAGTGTTGGCCCGAATCCCAACTTCAAGAGAAATGTGAAAGGATCCCAGTTTCAAGTTGGAGATATTGTTATAGGGGTTCCCATAAATAAAAAGGACAAGGTTGCTGGAATGATTGTCAGATCTGAGAGGACCCCGGATAATAAGTCATATAGATACTTCGCACAGGTAAGTTCAAAGGGTAAGGATAAGGAGGAAGTATTAGAGCTGATTCCAGATACTGTTGAGTTTGCTGAAAATGGCAACAAGGGTCACATGGAGATTATTTCTAAATTTAAGTTCGATGCTATGCCTTCAGATGTCTACAACTCTCCTACTGTTTATAACAACACTAAGCTAGGCATAGAAGGTGTGGGAAGCTAAAGAAACTTTTGTTCCTTTCCTCCGTAAAATCCATGTATGATACTAAGTAAAAACACCAATAACATTGGGTATGTTTCTGGCAAATTGCAGTTGTCAAAGTCGGAATATTCTTGCGACAGTATGCTCAATTTTATTGCTGATAGGTTAGAGCGGGACTCTAGCCTGGGTTTAAATATTACTTGTATAGAAATCCCTGGCAATTTCATTTTTCCTGATTTTTCTAGTTATGATGAAACCGGTGACAGCGATCTTCTATTAAGAACCGCTAAATCGATAAGGTCTGGACAAAGACTATTTTTTTATCTTCCCTCATATTTTTTTCTGGGCTCACAAATCGATGAGGTTGTTGAAAAAACGAAAGAGATCTTGGTGAGGATACACGGGTTCTTAGAAGTTCTTGGCATTTCGTACAGATCGATAGGTTTGAGAGTTGGTAGTGCTTATGGGATGAGGAAGGTTACTATGGAAAGGTTTTGTAAAGAACTAATCAGTCTTGGTAAAGGTATAGTTAGCCTTGTTACTGTGATGAATGACGAAAAACCAAGTCTATTCTCGGTGACTGATCTATTGTCTGGGGTCTATTATGAAACCAAGATACCAATATTATTTAGATTCCTTGCTCACTCCTTTAATTCTGGTAATCTTTCATACCGGGAGGCTATATTTTTAAGCTCCTCTACATGGGAGGACTCAGGAATTCCTGTTGTTATTCATTCAGAATCCGCTGAGGTTGATCAGGATGGATTTTTTCTTTCCCCTGTGCCCTCTGATTTTTTAAGTTACCGTATACCTACATTCGGACTTTGTTTTGATTGCGTTATTGATTCAGGAGGTGGTGAGATTTCTTGTTTGAGGTACATGAGTGAGTGCAGCTCTCTAAGACCTATGGTGATCAATAAAATTTCCCGGAAATAGTTTTTTCTGTGCGTTTCTAATCCTTATTATTGTAAAAAATTTAGAGGTGCCAGAATTAGCTGAATTAAAATTAACCGCCGACTACGTTAACTACCTATCGGAGGGTAAGTCCTTTTCACATATTACTAAGAATCCTGAACATAAATGGAAGGAGGTAAATTTCGATAATTTTACCTTACATGCAGAAAGTAGGGGTAAAGAGCTAAAATTGAAACTTACTTCGGACTTGTCAGGAGAAACCAGGGATCTTATTATGACTATGGGAATGGGTGGAAATTTTCAATGGGCTAATCCCGGATGTGAGATTAAGCATACCCACCTATTTTTTCACTGCTCTGATGGGGGTCATCTTGCTTTCGTGGATATCAGGAGATTTGGTAAATGGAAATGGGGAGACTGGAATGAATCGAGAGGACCGGATCCTACCCAGGAGTATTTCGAATTTCGTAGCAACGTCCTCTCCAATCTTGATAGGAAGACCTTTGGGAAACCGATCTATGAGGTTTTGATGGATCAAAGATATTTCAATGGTATTGGTAACTATCTCAGAGCAGAGATTCTTTACCGAATACCTGGAGCTAATCCATTTCTGCCTGCTAGGGATTACATAGAAAAATATGGTGATCCCCTATTTGAACTCTGCCGTGACATACCGCTTCACGTGTATGAGATCGGGGGTGGAACTATAAAGGATTGGAAAAATCCATTTGGAGGGAAATCTGATATTTCTGGTTTTATGAAATGCTATGGAAACCCGGATATGCTGAAAATATCAGACAGGGGTGGGAGGACCTTCTGGTATGACCGTAAATGGACATTAGAAACAGTTTTTAATTTGATATGATAGAAAGTAAGATAGTAAATAATTGCCTATTCTTTGATGTTGAAACCGCCACTGGACATAAGAATCTAAAATCCCTTGCGGAAGATAATCCTAGAATGGCTGCTCTTTGGGGTAAGCGCTGTGACTATTACAGGCGTTCTGATGAGAAATTGTCGGATCTGAGCGACGACGAGATATACCTCGAGAAGGCAAGCTTGGAGCCTGAATTTTCTAGGATTGTTTGTATCTCCTTTGGTGCCTTAGACGATAATGGATCCAGTAGATTCACCTCTTTTTATGGGGCCGACGAGAAGGACATATTGGAGAAGGCATCAAAGGTTTTCAACAATGCATCTGTTAAGGGCATGAAGCTTTGTGGTCACAACATAAAAGGATTTGACGTGCCCTGCATAGCAAAGAGAATGCTATTCAATGGTATGATTGACTTACCTAGATCCTTGGTTATATGGGATAAAAAACCCTGGGATTTGCCATTCTTGGACACCTCAGAGATCTTTGCCTTCGGAAGCTGGGTTCAACAAAAATATCTTAGCTTAGATCTTTTATCTTGTGCACTCGGTATAGATTCACCAAAGGACGATATTGACGGTTCTATGGTTTCGGGAGTATTCTGGGGCGGGGTGGATTCGCCGGAATCCTTAGAAAGGATAAAGGAATATTGCGAGAAGGACGTGGAGACTGTTATAAAGTCACTACAGAAAATATCTTCCTAGAGGTACTTCCTCTGTTATACCGGGAATTGTTTGGATATATAAATCCAAATAATTCCCTTTTTTGTGTCGAAGGTAAAAGATTTTCGTTTATTCGTTCTAAATGAGGATAGAGTTGGTCCTTTCTATAACGATGAATTGAATCCTAATTTCTGGGAAAAGTACTCAACCTCCGGTGGTGGAGAAAAATGGGTATTTGATCCTTTGGTTAGGCGAAAGCTTTTGTCCATTGCTGAAGACTTCTATGAGAAGTTTTCGGAGTTGCTACCAGGTGTTCCTATAGAAGACATCCAGCTCACTGGATCTCTAGCTAATTACAATTACACGGACTACTCTGATCTGGATGTCCACGTGTTAGTGGATTTTTCCAAAGTTGATGCTAAAAAGGAGGTTCTTAAAAAAGCGGTAGATGGCATAAGATTTATATGGAATCTTAGACATAATATCATAATCCGCAACCATGATGTTGAACTTTATCTACAAGACGTATCGGAGCCTCACACAGCATCTGGCCTTTATTCTCTTCTAAATGGCAAATGGGTTAGAAAACCCAAATTCGATCCTCCCGAGGTGGACGAGCAAGACGTTAATCGAAAATTTGACGGGATAGCTTCTGAGATAAACTCTATGCAAACTAAACTTATCTCCATGCCAGAGATTCCGTCGGATGCTAAGAAGATGTACGGAAGACTAATTAGACTCAAGGAGAAAATACAAAATATGAGGAAAGAGGGTCTTTCCAAGAATGGGGAATTTTCAGTCGGTAATCTTGCCTTTAAAAAGCTCAGAAATGAGGGATATATAGAAAAGGTAATAAACTTGATATCCCAGTCTTACGAGAGGATATATTCCGAATAAAACTAAATTATCTGATATGATATTAGCTTTCAAAAAAGGACTCACCTATAAGGGCACAGTTGGTGGGGAAGAACCAGGATCAGAGGAAAATATTTTCCCTCTTATGAATCTGCCCCTTACCCTGGAGGGTGAGGAGATGGAATTAAACGATTTCCAGTGGTGGGCTTACAGCGATAAGTGGCAAAAATGGCTAGATGCTAATCCTAGGGAATGGCAAGCTGAATCTGAGGATAGAAGATTCAAGAAAGCTGAATCTATATTAGAGGGTGCAGCTAATTTTAGTAATCCCGTTTATGATTACGTTGGAGATCAGATAAAGAATTTAGTTAGCGGTAATAAAGTACAGAATTTCTCATCCTATATAAACGAAGCAGCAGACGACGATTCTGACATTAATGCTGAAGCACTTAGGAAATTTCAGAAGCTGAATGCGGCGATACAAAAACTCATAAAGGATGGGGAGCTAAAGTCGGATCTAAACATGGAGGATATTCCTGAAGATTCGCCACAAGCTGTTATTGTTGATTTTTTCGATGGTGAGGGACAGCCAGTTCCTGCATCTAGGAGCGCATTGAGAGTGACGAAAAAATATGAAGTTGGTGAACTCATTCTTTGTGAGATGGATTACACGATCCCTGCTGGAGAGGTGACCGATCCTGAGGATCTGATGGAAAAAACCATGGATTACGCTAAGGACGCTGTTATTGCTATAGGTGCAATGGGAGCTGGTTATCTTGCTCTCACCGCGGTAGGCGGAATATTTACAACTTGGACACTTGCTAAAACTGGATATGGGATATACAAGTGGGCTAGACCAGCTTCTTTAGCCTCTAGAGTTTCAGGTGCTGGCGGACTTTCTACTTTGAAAAATTTCGCAAGCAGACTAGTTGCAGGAAGAGGCGCTACCTCTCTGGCCAATGCCGGAAGGGTGGTTCTCCCATCTGGTGCATTTGTAAAAGGTGGATTAGCTTACTCCACTAGAGCTACTGGAAATGTATTATTAAGAGGAGCAGCTGCACAATCGGTGAAGCAAGCGGCAGCAGCACAATTAGCATCAAGGGGAGCTGCTGCAGCAGCAGGGGTTGGAGCTAGAGCAGCGGCATCTGGCGGAGCAGGTGCAGTAGTTGCAGCAGAATCAACTAATCCGGTCGGGTGGATATTATTAGCACTCCAGGTGATTGGTTCAGGGGTTAATCAGCTTTGGAATTGGTATAGTGATAAACAAGCACCCCGTTACGGAGAGGTTGAGGACTTTGCCTATGGTACCTTTAACCCAAAGAACATTCCGTTAGGAAGATCAATCACTGTCTGCTGGACTAGCGACGGCGGAGCTTCAGGTTGGGATGTTTTCTTTGATATCTTGACTGCGATGAAAGACGATACCAGAACTACTATGGAGCTAGTTAAGATAGGAGAAGCAGCTGGTAGATCAATTTTTGTTTTGATGCAGGTTAATTCAGAGATGCTTCAAAAGATAGTTACTGACAATAATATAGTTATGCTATCTTTCTCTAACACTGATAAGTTTGAAAGAGGAACATTCGACAATGATGATCTGGAGTTCCAGATCGCTGCTATTCCGGAAATAGCAGATTTCACTATAGGTACATCTCTAGTTGGTTATTGCGACTGGAGACTTTTAGAAAAGACATACGGAAAGGCTCCAGATTATCCTATGTGTGTTCCTAAGGACGCTTTGGAAAAATATAGGTTTAATTACTCCAATTCGGACGGTAAGAGGATAAACACAGAGGGTACACTTTTAACTGATACCCAAATACAGGATTTGGATCTAGCTGAGATTATGCCTTTACCTGGTGAGGGGTCTTTACGTGGTGCTTCAGTTAGTGAATCTGTAGCTAACTACATACTTGAGAAAAATGAGGCTTTAACTTTCAGTGAGTTTACTAAATTAGCTGAGCTCACGGAGAGGAAAGAAAAATATGATGATATAAAAGCCGAGATCGAAGCTGAGGTCAAAAAAGAGCTGGGTGTCAAAGTAGCTCCGGAGGATGAGCCTGTGGTAAAAACTGAGAAACCAGAAAAAGAGGCCGCTGAAGAAGTTGAAGCTCCGGAAGCACCTGATTACGGTGAGGGAGAATGGGAAACTGAATACTCGGGAATTGAGTTAGCTTCGGTGAGTGAGAATGATTGGGGTCAATATCCGGTTATAATCTACAAGGTTGATTCTATAGAATTTGTAGATCCAAATGATACCGACGATGCTGGAGACTATAAGTATTTCGTTGTAGACGAAACAAGCAAAAGACCTTCCGACGGAGATCCTGTTCTAGTTGAGGTAACCTCATTGGATGAGGTTGAAACACCAAGGTATGGATTTGCTGAATATGTAGCTCCTCCAGAACCAGAAGAGGATACTGAAGAAACTGAGGAAGTCGAAGTTTCTACCCCAGATGGTGAAGAAATGAGCATGGATGATCTTGTTGTAAAAACCAGAAAGAACTCAACCGTTCTGAGGGATAAAGATGCTAGAGGAGGTACGAATCCATTGGATGAATTCGGTAGTGAGGAACTAAAAAGAGATCTTGGAATTTCCGATTGGGACAATATTACATACGCTAAGGTTAGATACGACAGAGAGCATGAACCAAAGAGAATTATACTCAAGAACAACCTCGCTAAAATTGGTGACAGGAAGAGAGTGGTTAAGAAGGGAGAATTAGGATTTGATGCGGCATTGAGATTTGCAACCAAGCTAGAAGCAGCTATTAAATACGCCTGATAAAAAAACGTCGAATTTTCCAAAAATTAGTTTGGATATATAAAGTTAAATAAATGAAAAGCCAAGAAATGGAAGATCTTTCAAACATGCTGAATGAAAATCTATTATTCATTCTGGAAAAGCAAGAAAATAATCTTGCTGTTTCTAAGGCGGATTCCAGTGACGGTGAATATATTCTACAAGGTATTGCCGCTGAATTCGGCAAGGAGAATAATAACAAAAGGGTATACGAAGAGGGCGAATACCTTCCCCATTTAGAATACCTAAGAGAAAAAATCAAGCAGAATAGATTGCTGGGTGAGCTTGATCACCCGAAGGATTTTGATGTCTCACTTAAGAATATCTCACATGTTGTGGAGGATCTTGAATACGATAAAGACGGAAGAGTTCTTAAGATAAAGGTAAAACTACTTGATACTCCAGCTGGACAAATAGCTAAAAAACTGGTTGATGCTGGTATACCTCTGTCCATATCATCAAGAGCAGCGGGTAATGTCGGACCTGACAAGAAGGTACAAATCAAAAAGATCTTCACTTATGACCTTGTAGCTGATCCTGGATTTCAGGATGCACAGCTAGAAAGAATATACGAAAGCGCAGGGTTTACCGAGGATGATATACATAAGATTAACACTACTTCGATTATTGACAACTTAGAATGTGTAAACGAGGCACTAGGAATAGAAAATGAATCTGGTGTGAAGATATATAAAGTTGAAAATAACGAAGAGTTCCAAGAAATCTTTAATACTGAAAAAAATAAATCCAAAATTATGGAGGCCAATAAAGAATACGTTACTGCTGATGAGCTCAATCAGTATTCCATTATGCTAAAGAATAAGATGGAAGCTATCGAGTCACAGATTGTTGAAATGAAAAATCAGGTTAACGCGGAGGTTTCTGAATCAGAGACAAACGAAAAATCTGTTGATTGTGCTGCCCTAGAGGAAAGGGTGGAAAAATTAGAGAAGTACTCTGAGTATTTAGCTGAGAATCTAGAGAGCGCTATCAAGTATGGCGAGTATCTAGCTGAAAACCTTGACAGCAGCATCACTTATTCTAAATACCTAGCAGAAAATTTGGATAAGACCATTTCATATTCTAAATACTTGGCCGAGAATGTGGATAAGTCTATCTCTTATTCTGAGTATGTCGCTGAAAACGTCGATCAAGCAATTGACTATAGCAAATATTTAGCTGAGAAATTGGACGACGGAATACAATATACCGAGTATGTAGCTGAGAATCTTGATAGAAATATCTCTTACTCAGAATACCTTGCAGAAAATCTAGATAAAGGTATAGCTTACTCAGAGTATATCGCAGAAAACCTAGATAAAGGAATCGCTTACTCGGAGTATATCGCAGAGAAACTAGACCAAGGTATAGGATACACTGAATACTTGGCGGAAAATGTAAATAGAAATATTTCTTATTCTGAGTATATCGCAGAAAACCTAAATAAGGGTATCGCTTACTCTGACTATTTGGCAGAGAAGCTAAACGGGAACATCTCGGAGGTTCAATCCATCTCAGAGAGTTCAAAAGCAGCTAAGGGTGAAAACCTAAATGAAAGTGCAAGACAAAGCGCTGAAGCTGTTTCAAAATCAGAATTGGTTGAATCTGGATTTGCTGGAGATTATTCTACAATCTCTAGTAAGATAGATTCTCTAATTGAGTCGGTCAAAACACAAAAGACCGAGGAGAATATAAATGAGGCTGCATCTAAGATTCAGCCGGCTGCTCAAACACAAAAAGCAGAGGAGGTTTTAAATGAAGCCGAAGGAGAAAAATCAGGACACAAATTCATCGATGAAATGCCTGAAGCATATGCTCCGATTTGGGAGTCTCTAAATGAAGGTCAAAAGCAATCTATCATTGCACAATCAGCTTTCTATAATTTAGATACTGCCTATCAGATCAAAAACTTCTGGTCAACTCGTCAACTAGGATCTGCTGAGCCTGTTGGACTTCAGAAGCTACATGAAAACCAAGAAACACCAGAGCCCACAGTGGCTAACGCTCCTACTAAGGGGTATTCAAACGA